CGGCCCAGGGCTTGGCGCGGAGTGGAGCTCAGCCGCGGATGTACTTCCGGCGAGGCAGGCCCATCAGCTCGCGCATGTCGCCGATCGCAATCCCGGCCAGCTCGTTCATGCGGATCAGGACACTGTCGCCGATCGGCAGGGCTGCATGACGGAAGCGGCTGATGCGGCACGCGTCCGTCCCAAGCTCTGCCGCCAGCTGCGCATCGTTCTTCAAAGCCAGCTTCTTTATCAGGGCGTCCAGCAAATTGGCTGGCTTGTAATTCGGATTTTTGAGATCAGACATATCGGCTCCAGAGAACGGGCAAAAAAATGCCCGTCCACCCTACGCGAGGGTGACGGGCCAAAATCCATCACAGGAGTGTGGTGGAGGAGACTCTGTTCAGCTACTGAGGTTTGACGGCTGGCCGCGGGTGGTACCAGGTCACAGTCCCGGCATGCGCTTGCGCAACCGTCAAGCCTGAGTGTCCTCGGATCGCGAGGGCGCTGGATTCGTTTTAGGCGGCCATGCGAGCCACATACCCCAGTAGATCAACATCTGAGTGAATAAGCTCATTGCCGGCCCGCCTGCTCTGTGCGCTGCATCTCGATGAGATCCCAGCCGAGCTGGCGCCGGATTTCCTTCTGGCTGGGTGGCGGCTTGTGCTCACGCTGGCGGCCGTCCATGTATTCCCTCACCTGCTGCTTGGTCGGTGGCTTCGAGTTGATGCCCATGGCGCGCCCCAGAAATGCAAAAAGCCCGCGGTGTGCGGGCTCTTCAGATAGGAATTCCAGAATGGGGAAAATCATAAGGCGGTGTAACAGCGGGGTCAAGCAGTTTGTTGCGCTATTTCAATCAGCCCTGTCCTTTCGAAATGATGGGTAAGCCGCCGCATCGCCTGCGCCTCCAGCTCGGATAGGTGCGCAACGATCGCCGGATACTTCCGGGCGTACAGCATGTGACTGCCGCCGGCGAGCGCCGCCAGATCGCGGAAGCTGTTTCGCACTTCGCGCCGCTCTGCGAATGCCTTCGCCACCAGGTGGTCCAGCTGGAATATGGTCAGGTCCCGGAAGTTCGGCGCGAGCCGGATCGAAAGCCTTTGCATCGCTTCCACCCTCTCACGTGAGAAGTAAAACCGGTACTGGGGCTGGCCTTCGCTATCCCTTCCGATTTCCTCAGTGGCCGTAGGAATGAAGCGAGCTTGAATCACGTTCCTTTCCGGCTCCGGCAGGTGGTCAATCACCGCTTGCGTGACCATGGCGCATTGTGCTCGGACGTCATAGGCGTCCAGGCCGCCGAAGTTCACCGTGCCGGACGACTCACCGCGCAGCTGCTCGAGCCAGGCCTTGAGCCGCGCGCTGGGCGACTCTATCGCCTCGATGATCTGGATCAGTGCCTGGCGCAGCGGGCTCTTCTGCCGCGCCTCCACCGACATGATCAGGTAGGAGACATGCAGCGCCTGGCCGGTCGTTTGAAATACTGAGTCCATTACCGCTCCCTGTACTGTGCGCACCGCTTCCCATGGTTGCGGCGCTTGTTTTTTTCATCTTTTGCGGTGCAGATCCAAACTGCTGTGCTGAAGGCTGTGTAATGCAGCTCGTGCATGCAACCTTTGCAAGTCTTACCTTCCTTTCTCAAAGCTACGGTCTCCGGGTTGCCGTACTCCCAAGATTCCAAGGTCACGCAAGCACCGCCCGGAAGTCGAAGAAGAACTTGCGGAGGTGAGAGGCCTCTTCGGCATTGAGCTGGAGGACGGTGGCCCCGTCGCGTTCCACCTCCAGTTCGCCTGTGCTCCACAGCGCGCAGCGGAACTGAGCTGATATCGATGTTTCGGCGGCTGGCTTTACCGCGATAGCGCTGACTATCGAAGGGAACGCGGAGGCGGCTGGCGCCGGCGACGCCGGAAGTTGAGCAGGAGGCGCGACTGGTTCTGGGGCGGCAGGTTTCTGCACCTGCTCGATAGGAGCATTTTCTGGTTTTGCTATCACCGACTGAGGCACCGGCTTGATGCCATCGCCGATTGTCCAGAACTTGCCATCCTTGAGCAGCCGGCCATCGGACAGCGGACCCTGTAGAAACGACGACGGCGTCTCGGTCGGCTTCAGCCCCATCGCGCGGTGCAGCTCGGCGCCCGTTGCGATCTGGTTGGGCTGCGCGGCGATGAAGTCGATGGCCACCTGCACACGGGTCTTCGGCTTTGCGGCCTCTTGTGGAGGGATATCTTCCGCCGGCGCCACCGATGCCATCCAAAAGCCAGTCGCCTTCCGATTGTTCGGCGCTATGACCGAGCGCTTCACGATCGCTCCCCTGGCCAACTCCTTTTCAATCGAAGCCTCGACCAGGTCGATCTCGCAGTTGACCTGGTCGGCGATCTGCACAGTTCGGATGCCTGGATTCGCACCAATCAAGGCAATGATTTCTTCGCGATAGTGCCGCATTAAATTCTCCCCTCGTAAAATTCCGCCAAGTCCTCACGCACATAGCGCACGTCGGCGCCCCAGTCGTAGACGCCCACCAGGTTGTTTGCCAATCGGGCTACGTTGTTCTCGAACGCTTGGCTTCCACGCTTGGTGGTCAGCACCTCGCCGCCGACCATGAAGATGGCTACGCCCTCCTCGCCGTGATCGATCGCGTCCATGGCGCGGGTCACCGCCCGACTCAGCGGTTCAACCGGCGGCTTGAATTGTCCTTTCGCTGGCATCAGGCGCCCTCCCCGAACAGTTGATCTTGTGGGGTGCTGGCGATGATTGGCGTGACCGTGACAATCAGCCGTGCTTCCCCGTCCGGCTCGGCGCGCTCGGCCACTATCCGGCGCACCCACTTGTCGTCTTCCATCACCACGCCCTTGAGCGAGTCGAGCAGCACCTTCTGGGCGTTGTCCAGGTCGATGCATTGCACGGTGTCGTCCCAGCCGGCTGGATCCTTGGCCATGCGCTTGCGATAGTCGAGCGGCCGGCTCGGGTAGAGGACGTAGGAGATCTCGACGCGGCCTGTGATCGGTTTCGTGATGCCAGCCAGCTTTGCAGCACGGCTGACAAGCCGCTTGTACGCCTTCGCTTCGTCGCTCAGCGTAGTCACTGGCGCCTTGAAGCCCTTCGGCATGAAGGTGCGCCAGTACCGGTTCGAGGAGACGGGATAAGGCAGGATCAAGGTAACGCTCATGAGGGCTCCTTCAATTTCTTGCCGCGCGCAATCTGAATGAGCCGCCACATGCAGAACACGCCGATCATTGCCGTCACCGTGGCCTTACCGGCACTTCCCGCAATCAGGCGGCCATACGTCGAAGCAGCTGCTAGACACACGATCAAGCAGTAGGTCAGCGCTGCTCTCTTTCCTTCGTAGAACACGATCACGCCATCCCTCCCTGCTGGTAGTCGTTCACCCGGGCGGCCAGCTGCTGCTTGCGCTGCACATCCGCTGCACGCTGGGCCTCGGCGGCTTCGGCGCGCCGTTGCGCCGCCGCTTCCCCACCGGTCCGCAGCTGGGCCATCAGCTCCTTGAGCTTGGCCAAGCCTTCAGGGCTGGCCGGCTTGTCCTCGGCCGGGTCGACGTAGTTCGGTAGCATGGCGCGCGCTGCCGGCGCCGGCAGCAGACCTGCCTTCGATGCCTTCAGCACCGCGGCTTCCCGCTTGGCTATGTCCCAACCGAGCGATGCGGTCCACCGCGCCGGCCGGCCTGCCAGCCGGGCATCCGACACCAGACGGTTGTACGCATCCCGGAAAGCCATGCGCGCACCAACCTCGTCACCGCCGTCCAGCACCGAGGCGCACAGGCCGAACGCCTCAGCGGTCTCCTGCGTCCAGACCACGGTGTCGGCTTCGTCCCGGCTCAGAAGCGCGATTGCCCAGGCCTCTTCGTCCGTTGGCCGGCCATCCATCAACCTGCAGCGCTTGGCGATCGCGGCCGGTACCGGTGCGAACCGATCCTCCTCCATCCCGTAGACGCGAAATGCTCGCTCAACGATGGGCAGCGGGAACGCCGCCAGCGCGTCCCACCAGGCGCGGAGCAATGCCGCATCTTGCGGGAGAGGTTTGCCGTACGCGCCCATGGACTCGGCCAGCATCTTCGAGAACAACGGTTTTTCAGTGGTTTCCATTACGCCTCCATTTCGATGGTGTTCGCGTCGTCCTGCTGAGCGTCGCTGAGGAATTCGGCCATGACCCGGGCGTTCATCGCATCGATCGATTCAGCAGGCGGCTTGGCCTTGGCGCTGTCGAGGTTGATGAAGTAGTCGATGTGCTCCGCGTCGCGCAGGATGAGGTTCAGGCCGTTGTACTTCGTGTTCCGGTCGTTCTGGCCCATGTTGTGGGGCGACTTGGAGCAGCCACGGATAGCCTTGCAGATCTCGGCCGGCGGGTAGGACTTGAGCGCGTCCTTGATGAGCGAGCGCCGCTTCTTGTCGAGGACGGACTTCGGAGAGACCATGACCTTCTGCCAGAACGCGAATATGGTTTCGACAGGGTCGAGCGCCTTTTGCTCGACAAGGGGGTTCTCTTGTTTCTGCTCCTGTTCTTGTTCCTGTTCCTGTTCTTGGCTTACAAGGGGCTTCGAAGGGGCTTCGATGGGGCTTGTGTTTCCACGCTTTCTTGTCATGCAGAATGCAATGCCGTATTTGTCGAAGAACGTAGACAAATACGGGCAATCCGGCAGGCCGTCATACTCGTTTTGCACCCCCTTGCACCGATTGTCCTTGGCTTCCAGGGACAACCCGATCTGGTAAGAGGCCATTTCGTACACCCAGACCATCTCAGATTCCTCGTCGTAGGCACAAAACCCCGCTTCGATGGCCCCTTGAAGGCCCTTCATAGCCCCTTCCAAGGGGAGTCCGCATTCGTGGGAAATGAATACTTTTGGCAGGTAGTACAGCCCGAGCATGTTGGCGTGCGGGCAGGTCATCAGATAAAGGGCAACCAGCTGGCTTTCCACTCCCTGCTTGCGCAGCTTCCGTCCGGTTTGGCCAATCCAAAACTGCGGGCTCACTTTCGAGTAATCACGCATGGCAGTTCACTTTCAGCCTTCCGGCTTCGATATGCTCGACCAGCACCAAGGCCAGCGCTTCCGAGCAGGTTTCAATAGAGGGCAGTGTCTGGAGCACATCAGCAGCTCCAACTAGCACGCCGCGGCGTATCAGTTGCATCAGGGTCCTCGCGATCAGCAAGTATTCGAAGGCCCACCATTCCAGCTTCGTGCGCACACCGCCTTGGTCATGCTTCTCGTGGCAGCCAGCGGCCGCGGTACCTGTGCACAGCGCCATGATTGCGGCGTCGCTCGCCTTGATACCCTTGCCCTTACCGAACCGCAGCTGGTTGGAGTGGGCGGGTTGCGTGCGACCGATGCGGCCGCAGCACAGGCACGGCAAGAGGCGGACGGCGGCGAGCAGCGCCGGGGAGCGGAAAGTCATCTCTCAAACCTGTCCAGCAGCGTTTCGATCATCTGCTCGGCCTGCTCGTCGGTCAGGTGCGGCCACAGGTAGCGGGTGGCATGCGTCCCACGCAGGAAAGCGACCGCGTCGACATGAAACTGCCGCATCGCCTCTTCCTCGCACTTCTGATAGCTGATCGAGCGCGGTACCGGCACCACTCCACCCTTCGGGCCGGCCATCCAGTCAACGAACCCGGCGCCAATCTTGAGCCAGGTGCGGAACTGCTCGAAGCTCTTGATCCGGTCTTGTGCTTTGAAAACGGTCGTCTCGATCTTCATGTGCAGCCGGTGGAATCGGGCGTTGCGCGGCGTCCAAGTATCGATCGAGAAGATCTCGCCGGACCCGGCCTTCATGATCCAAGTCCAAAACCGGCGCCAGGACTGCTTGTCGTTGTCGGTCAGGCCATCGATGTGGTCGAACAGGAACTCACGAAGTACCAGGCGCTGCTGCTCAGTCAGATCGGCGTCGGTGCGCTTGGCGATAACAATGGATGCCATTAGGAGGTGCCTTACTGTGCGCGCTGCGGTAAGCCAACGGGCCGCAGCAGCTGGTGACTACGACCAGCGGCGGGTTCTCCACGGCGAACGAGGCGGCCAGCTACGACGAGGGCGTTTACGCGTCCGAACACGCTACCCTCGCCTGGTGCTGAACTGCCGAAGTTCTCCCTAAGCAGCTCCGAGATCTCCTTGCAGGTCAGCGCTACAGTGTCGTCGCCGAACAGCACCATGATTTCCGCCTCGCGACGGTTCAGAGAAGCATTCAGGGATTTCACTTACGCGCCCCTGCTACGTCACGTGCCAACTCCAGCGCAGCAAAGCCGGCGAGCCATCCCCAGTACTGCCACTCGAAGGGGCCCAGGCCAAAGTACCCCAGCAAAGCACTGATGAAGCAGGCAGGTGCAATATGCGCGAGGTAACGCACCACCGGATGCGGCGCGCGCCGGAACACCGAGAAGTGGCGTCCGGACGGACGTATGCGACTCAGCGAAAGCATGCTGGCGCTGTGAGAGCGGTCGGCGTCCGGGCGGCTCAAGACTTCGCCCCGAGGAAGAAGTCTTGCGCGCAGTCGGCGCGGTTCATATGCGCCCGCAGTAAAGTGAACAGGGCGTCAATCTGATCGTCCGGATACATCTTCATGTCAGCCGGAACGACCTGCAGGCCAAGAGCGGAAAGGATGCGTGCCATCTTTTCAATTTCCCCATCCTTGTCCTTCATGCGGGAAATCTTCGATTCATGGCAGCCGAGTGTTTCTGCAAGCCGCGCCTGACCGACAGAACTAAGCCTTTGCAAGATGGCGCTCTGATTCTTGTGTGACCTTGTCGAAATTTCCATTGATACTGATCCCATCAAAGGTGCGTCTGAAGAAAGAAATGAACCTGCTTCCTCATCAAAAGCTGAATGCATACCGTCCCTTGGGTTTGTTTTATGGCTGGGCTGTGCCGCCCTTACCTTTTGATGCAGCGAATCTGAGCAATAAGAATTTAGGAACGTCGGCGTTTCGGTGGGGCAGTTCCGAAAACGTCAGGCCTGAGCGCGTACCGCGTGACCTTTCCCTTGGAAACATTTTCGAGAGCGATGCAGCGATCGGAGGGAGCGCGGTCGCGTTTCACCCAGCGGCTAACTGCCTGGGGCGAAACTCCGAGTTCCTTTGCAACGGCGAGCTGCCCGCCGCCATAGGCGATAGCAGCACGAAGCGGGGAGGTGTCGTTGGTGTCCATGGTCTTTATTTAACCATAGGTTGATTATGAACGCAATAAATTTACCTGCGCGCATTAACCGGCGGTCGGTTGAGGATGTAATCAATTGGCGCAACAATCCCGCCATGACTAAACCAGCACAAAACGCAGTAGGGAAAGTGATCAACGCCAGGCTAAAGGCGATGAAAAAGACACAGCTGTGGCTGGCTGAGCAGACCGGTGTATCTAATACCGCCGTGCATAAATGGGTGCATACAGGCAACATCGCACGGGACAGCGCTATCGCTGTGGCAATGGCTCTGGATATATCCGTAGACGAGCTCTACGGCACTGCTCCAGTAAAGGAACTGGCGAAAGAGGAACTTGATCTCGACTGGATTACCAGCGAGGAGCGCACGTTACTGACGCTTTACCGTCAGTGCAACGCCACTGGGAAAGAAATGATTCAGATTACGGCGCGTGGAGCACCTAAAGACGCGGCCCGCGCCGCTCCCGCAAAATCCGCCGCGTAAATTTAACCGCGCTTTACGGTTTACTCTTCCCCGCTTGCTCTTTGGTAGGTCGCCAGGCGGATGTGATCAGCACTACTCGCATATAACCCGTTATTTGGCTGGACTCGGAGACTGCCGACGTACTCGTCGAAAGTAAGGCTATCCCATCCGTTCGCCCGGGGCCGCACCGGCATGCCCGGCGGGTCGATTATTGTCTGTCTTGCACGGTTATTAGGCCGAGGTTGGGCAACTTCTGGCGCCTTGGCTTCGGTCTGAAATTTCGCGCCCAGCTCGCACAGGTTGGAAAGCGTCGCAATTTGCACCTCGCGCGGCAACCGGCGGTACATCTTCATCATCAGTTTCGCCTCAGCCGCGATCTTTCTTTCCAACAAGATAATCTCCAGTAATGCAAATCAAAGGCGAACTTCGCACTCATTCAACGCCACGAATGAAAGGTGCGGCTTTCTTACAAAGCCCGTAAGAAAGCACCTACAGATCGCAGGGTTAAATCATATTCCGAACCGTTCCGAAATGCATCACAAATCCGATTCCGATTTTTGGTGACCTGACCTCTTTCACTATCCCTCCTTAGTTGCCAGTTAATCGATCGCCACAAACATAGTGCAGAAGCACTAATTTTTTTATCTTTTTATTCAACCTATGGTTGCTTTTAAAATCAACGCATGGTTAAATATATCCATTGGCGCTGCACTGTGTTTATGCCCAGTAGTCAGTATGCCAGATCAAAAATTTACCTGGGGAATTTTAATGAAGGTCGCACTCGGTTACGCAGTTGTCGCAGTAGTTGTGATCTTCATGGCGACGGTGCTGGTAACGACGCTGCGCACTGCGGTTGAGGCGCCAATGGCAGCTGTGAACAAAGCCCTGGCCGGCAGCAAATAAGGAGAACGAGATGTCATTGATTAAAGCCCAGTACCTGTTCGGCCGCGCAACTGCCCGCATGGTTGCTCCGATCCTCCGCATCACTGGCTACCGCTTCACCAAGGCCGTGCGCGGCCAATGGGTGATTGACCACGTTGCCGCAAACCTCCTGGCTGACGGCATTGAGCCGGGCGTGGTGAAGTTTGCCAAGTAAGGCCGGTACCAAATGAGCTACCCGCTGCTGTACCGGGGCATGCACATCGTGCTGTCCATGGCCGGCGCCTTGAAATACCACGTTGGCAGCCAGTTCACGACTGGCTACGACTCGCTGAAATCGGCTTATGCCGCGATCGATGCACTGATTGATAACCAAGGAGAAGAGCATGAAGCAACTGCCGCAACCGCCCTCCCCCCTGGCCACTAAGGCTGAATGGCTGGCGTTCCACCTGGCTGCCATCGTGATTCTCCAGGCATCGGGCGGACTGTGATGAGTACGACAACCAGCGAACTCAAGCGCCTAGACATATGCCTGGCCGGCGAATGGAACGAGTGGGACAGCCTGACTCAAGTGGGCGCCGCAAAGGTCAGCATCGAATTCGACTATGAGCCGGGCCAGCGCGAAATTCTGGCGGCGGATCCGAACGACAGCCAGCCAGGCTTCGCACCGCAGGTAACCGTGTACCGCGTCACCTTGACCGAGGACCTGCTCCTCACCGGCGACATATCGGAAACGAAGATCAAGGCCGGAACGAAGCTGTGGGACAGCCTCGCAATGCCAACCCGCATCGAGCGGATCTCGCCGGCGGATGTCGAGCGCCTGGAAGACGAGATTCTCCAGGGCGCACGCGAAAGCGCTTACGCATGAGAGCGAGCCGGGCCGCTTAAAAGCCCGGCGCAAGAATTAACTCTTAAGGGATCACGATGGACCAAAACAATAACGGAGGGCCGGCTTTCGCCAGGCCCGCCAGCAGCATCGACCGCGAAAGCTTCCGGGCTCAATCCGGCGCCACGCTGCGGGATTACTTTGCAGCCGCCGCGATGCAAGGCCTGCTGGCGTCGGGCGATGGTGATGCTTATCCGGCAGAAGCAGTGGCCGCCAACGCTTACACGATCGCCGACGCGATGCTGGCGAGGCGCGAGGCATGAGCGAGAAGTTGGCCGCGCCGGTCATCAGCACCGCCGCCGAGTTTGAGACACACGAAGCAATTGAAATGTTGGCACGACGCATCGAGGCCAATCCGAAAAATCTGATCCAGAGCGGCGAGCGCCTCGCGCTTCAAGTGGAGCTGGCCAAGCTGGACGCAATGCGCGCAATTGGGCGTGCCAAGGAGACGACATGAGTTTGATCCACCGCTTTCGCGCCTTTGTGCTGACTCGCCAGGCAAAGGCCCTGCTTCGCAAGGCTGGCCAGCCCCAGACCAGCGAGCAACCCGGCGGCGTACAGATCGACGGATGGGTGGCGACATGCGGCGCAGCGCTGGCCCTAATCGCCCTCATCGTCTGCAATTTTTCTCCCGAGCCGGTCAGCTGTGACCGGCCGGCGCAAGTGCAACAGAAGTAAGTAGCTCCCATCCATCCTTAAGCCGGCAGAGTCTCGGCGCGAAAGGTCAGAAATGAACGAAGTCACAACGCAAAAGCCTTCCTTTTCCCTGGCGCCGCAGGATCTGGCCCAGGCCCTGCAGTTCGCAGAAATCATGTCCAAGTCCAGCATCATCCCCAAGGACTTTGCCGGCAACCCGGGCAACATCCTGGTGGCGGTGCAATGGGGCATGGAGCTCGGCCTGCAGCCCATGCAAGCCATGCAGAACATTGCAGTCATTAATGGCCGCCCTTCCCTCTGGGGCGATGCTGTGATCGCTCTGGTCCGCTCATCACCGGTGTGCGAGTACGTCATCGAGGAGAGCCTGGACGACCGCGCCATCTGCCGCGTGAAGCGCCGCGGCGAGGACGAGCAGTCCCGTACCTTCACTACCGAGGATGCAAAGAAGGCAGGCCTGATCGGTAAGCAAGGCCCGTGGACGCAATACCCAAAACGCATGATGCAGATGCGGGCCCGGTCCTGGGCGCTGCGCGATGTCTTTCCAGACGTGCTGCGCGGCATGCCGATTGCGGAAGAAGTGATGGACAGCGAGCCTCGCGACATCACGCCGGCGCGGCCGCAGCGCCAGAGCGGCGCCGTGATTGCGCAGCAGGCGCAGCTGGCCGCGCCGGTCGAGAACTGCGAGCAGCTGCTGGCCGATCTGGAAGCGGTTGCGGAGACCGGCGCTGAAGCGCTGGAAGCCGCATGGAAGTCGATCACCAAGGAACAACGCAAAGCGCTCGCCGGCGAACTGGACGGCCTGAAGGCCCGCGCCGCCAAAGCGGATCTGCCAAAAGAGGGAGACGAATATGTTCCCCAGTAATCAAGGCACAGCCGCTTGGCTGCTGGAGCGTGCTGGCCATGCCACCGCTTCCTGCTTCATAGACATCCTGGCCACCGGCGCAAAGGGCCAGCCGCTCAAAGCGCGCGAAGACTACTTGATGAAGCTGGTGGTCGAGCGCCTCACCGGCCAGCCAGTCGAGAGCGCCAGCAGCATGGCCATGGCTTGGGGCACCGACTGCGAACCGTTCGCCCGTAAGGAATACGAGGCGCAGAGCGGCAACATCGTCAAGGAAGTGGGTTTCGCGAAGCACCAGGTGCACAAGTGGGTCGGCGCCAGCGCGGACGGCGTCTGCGGCAAGGGCGGCATCGAGATCAAGTCGCCGCATAACAGCGCTGTGCACTTGGGGACCTGGCGCGACGGCATGCCAAAAGGCCATATGCCGCAGGTTCAAGGCGTGATGTGGGTATGCGGACTGGAGTGGATCGACTTCTGCAGCTTCGATCCGCGCATGCCGCCCGAGCTGCGCCTATACGTCGAAAAGGTCGTCCGCAACGACGGCTACATCGCCGAACTGGAAAGCAAGGTCCTGGACTTCCTCGCTGAGGTGCAGGTTCAGGTAGATGACTTTTTGAAGATGGGGATTGCGGCATGAGCGCTCAACTGGAACAACTGGAAAGCAGCACCGCCCTGGCGCCGGCCCAGCGCGCCGCGATTGCCTTGGACAGCGCCCGCCACCGCAAGGAGCTGGCCGACCTATTGAAGAAGTCGGCCAACATCGTGGCCGTGACCAACGCCGACGGCCGCGAGGAAGCACACCGCGCCGGCATGGTGCTCAAGACCGCCCGAGTGACCATCCAGAAGCGTGGCAAGGAAGCGCGTGAGGATGCGACCGCATTCAGCAAGGCAGTGATCGCTGAGGAGAAGGCACTGGTCGACCTGATCTCGCCTGAAGAGGAGCGTGTCCTGTCTCTACGCGACGCATGGGACGCCAATGTCGAAGCCGAGCGCCAGGCCAAGATTGCTGCGGAGCGTGCTCGGGTCGAAGCGCTGCAGGTCCGCGTCGCCGAGATTCGCAACCTGCCGCTCACGATGACCGGTAAGTCCTCGACTGAAATCAGTCAGACGATTGGCATCCTGGTGGGGAACACTCCGGGCGCGTCCTTCGAAGAGTTCGAGGAGCAGGCCAAGGCAGCCCGACTGGAAGCGCTGGACCGGCTGGCCAAGATGGAAACCGAGCAGCGCGGTGTCGAGTTCGAGCAAGAAATGGCCCGGCAGGAAGCCGAGCGCCAACGGCAGGCCCAAGCCGAGGAAGCCGCCCGCCTCCAGGCTGAGCGTGAAGAGCTGGCGCGCCTGCGCGCCGAGCAGGCGCGCCTGGCCGAAGAGCGCCGGGAGCAGGAGGCGAAGCTGGCAGCCGAGCGCGCCGAGGCTGAGCGGATCCGCAAGCTGGAAGACGAGGCCCGCGCATTCAAGCTGCGGCAGGAGCGTGAAGAGCTGGAGCGCCAGAACGAAGCCATGCGACTGGAGCGTGCCCGGCTGGCCCAGGAGCAGGCAGCGCTGGAAAAAGCCCGCTGCGATGCCGCTGAGGCCGAGGCTGAAGCCGAACGCGCGCGGCAAGAGGCCGCTGCGGCTCAGTCGGTTGAGGAGCCGATCGAGCAGCCATTGGCCGTCACCACCGAGCCCGACGATGGCGCAGCCGCCCTCCACTTCGTCGACATCGTCAACGAGCTGCTCAACACCCGCACCGCGGACGAGATCCGCTACCTGCTCGAGGAAACGCTGGCAAAGGTCGGCCTCAGCGCCTGGGCACCCGCATAAGCAGCTCGACTATCAACCGCTCTCTACAGCCGAAGGAATCCAATGTTCACTCTTAACAATGAAACCGTCCACGTCGCCAACATCAATACCCGCACAGAAAAACACGGCGACGACGATGTGCTGGCCTGCGACATCAAGCTCACCACCAACCAGGCGAATGCCGTCCTTTCGAAGTTCTCCGACTCGCTGAAGGATGCGCTTTACACAAAGGACGAAGGCGCCGTCGAAGACCTCATCAATCCGGACCACGCGCCGAAGCTGCGCAACCCGCTGATGGGCCCGATCAAGTGGAATCTCGAAATGCCTAGCGTGCAGTTCCGGATCCACCACGGCGAGGACGATGCCGACGACATCGTCTTCAGCGGCGCCAAGGCCAGCAAGTTCCAGTTCCTGTGCCAGGAAGGCGGCACGGTCGCTGTCGACTTCCGCATCCAGGTGTCCGAGCCGGATGAAGAGGAAGTGACCAAGCTGCTGTTCATGCTGAACAAGTCGGTTAAGGTCAGCCTGATTAATGAGGTTGAGGCTCCGGACGAGAGCGACGATGCTGGCGCCGATACATCGGCCGGCCCTGACCTGCTGTCCGATCTGCCCACCTTTCCCGCCGATGACGCCGGCCCGAAGTCCGAGACCGAGCACGCTGACCAATACGACACCCTCTATGCCGAAGCGGTCACCTTCGTGAAGGGCCTCAACAAGGCATCCATCTCCATGGTGAAGCGCGAGCTGAAGATCTCCCAGCTGGTCGCCGCCCGCATCCTGGTACAGATGGAAGAGGAAGGGATTGTCGGCCAGGCCGCCGGCAACGGCCTGCGTGACGTGCTCGGCATCGCAGCATGATCACAGAAACTCTCACCTGGAAACCGGTGGCGGAACCGCCGGACAGCGACACAACCGTACTGCTGTTCGACCCGACTGCCTCCGAGCCGGTGTGGCCAGGCTACCTCGACGGCGACGCCTGGCGCACTGCTGAAGGCATGCCGGCAACGCCTACTCATTGGAGCGAGATGCCAGGAGGGCCGAAAACATGAGCCAACTCGCCCTAGCTCCGATCGACAGCGACAGTTGCGGCGTAGCTGGAGGCCATGGCTTGAATCACCGCAGCGAGCAGCTCTGGGCTGTTCCTTTGCGCGCCATCGGGAAACATTTGTTCCAAGAGGCCAATGGCCTTCTTGATTTGTTCAGCTACCAAGGACTCGGCGGTATCGATCCGAGTTTGCTGCGTCTGCGACAGGGGCTGAATCATTTGAACATCCTTTTTTACTCTTACGAGGACCTTGCAGTATGACCCTCTTTCCTTCCTCCCGTCTGACTTGCGAGCGCTGCTCCGGACATGGCTACGTACCGACTGGCCTCGGCCGGCTTCCTTGCCACGATTGCAACGCCGCGGCGAGCAGCTGGATCCCCGCCAGCCAGCCGCCGGCAAGCGATTCGAAGAACGCCAGCCACAGCATCATGTGCCTGGGCGCTGTGGTGTTCGACGGCAGCCTGACGCACGACCTAGTGGCGTACTGGCCGGCGCGCGATCGCTGGACCGCTACCCGCCTGGATGGCATGGAGCCGGCCGACATCGAGGTCGAAGTGTCGCACTACCAAGAACTGCCGGCGCTGCCGGCGCCCACTCGGGAGACGGCAGATGCGCAAAGCTAAGAAGAGCTCGCTGCTCGCCAAGGTCGCCTACCCGATGTTCTTCGTGGCCGCCTTCCTCTACCTCTGGAACGCCGGCGCGCTGCTGCCCGCCTTTGCCACTGGGATTTTGGGCACGGCCGGCACAGCTTGGGGATGGGCCTGCGAATGAGCGATGTCACCGGCCCAATTTCCTCCCTGCCTGGCAGCCGGCACGCGGCGCCAGCTGGTGCCATGTGCGACGACCATCCGGACCGGCCGGCCGCCGGCCGCATGCAGGGCGAGACGGATTCCTTCGGCTGCGAGATGCACGACCTTTGCCAGGAGCGCCTGGACAACTCGCTGGAGCATGCCAAGCAGGCGCGGTCCGGCCAATGCGACTGGTGCAAGTCGGCGGCAACAGACCTTTGCGCCCGGCGCGACTGGGAGGAAGGTTCCTGCGGCCCGGTGTACCAGGTGTGCGGGGCATGTGTACAGCGCGAGAACGCCCGGCTCGATGCAGAGGTTGCCGAATACGGCACCGACTATGACTACTACGATTAGGGAGAGACAAATGCCTGTAATGAACTTTGATCTGGAAGACGGCTTGCCCCCCGTAAGCTTCTCGCTGAATGCCAATGACGCGGAACGGTTCGTCGCATTCATGGCCGAGTGCGATGCGGCCTTAAAAGCTGCAGCTGCGCCGACAGCAAAGGTCGCGCGTACGCCGGCCGCGCGCTGGGCCGCGAATGGCGAGCCTGACCCGCATGGCGATTCTTACGACTGTGAGCGCGCAGATCTCACCATGGGCAACCTGACCGACGACGAACTGGCGAATGCTGCCTTCATGAATTACGACAGCAGGCCGTCAATAGAGGACATCATGGCAGGCAAGGCGCACATGCCTATTGCCTACATGACTGCAGTCAAGGAGCGCATCCGATGGCTCTCTCGTGCATTGGTAAAAGCCACCGCGGCCCCGGCCGCTGTGCCCGAGGGCTGGAGGCTGGTCCCGATCGAGCCGACCGAGAGCATGGTGATCGCCGGCTTCGAGTCGGTTCCGAGTCCAAACCCGACCTTCACCCCTATGGCTGTTTGGGACGAGTACGAGGCAATGTCGGGCTGCCAGCAGGCCGCATTCCGCGCCAAGCTATGCTGGGCGGCCATGCTCGCCGCAGCTCCAGAAACGTGGAAGGAACTCCCCTCTCAAGCCGAACCGACTGGTGAGCCTAAACAGGAACCGGTCTCACCTTACACGAACAAGAATGAAGGATCCGCATCATGAGTGAAGTTGAACTGGTAGAGAAGCTGGCGCACGCCCTGTCCGAGCGGATGCGGCCGTCGATCCCGCTGGCCATTGACCTTTGGGACATCGCGACGGTGGCGCAGTACCTCAAGCGCGATACCAAGGTGACCCGGGAACGGATTGTCGTGCTGCCAGACTTCCCGAAGGCGATCCGGCTGCCGACGGCGAAGGGCCGGGCTCACCCCCTGTATAAAGCCGCAGAGGTGATAGCTTGGGCCGAGGGGCACCAGGAGAAGCAGCGATGAATGAAAAGGCCCGCCGAGCTTTCGCAGGGCGGGCCAATCTGTACGTGTTAGATCGCTCAGTGGAGACGGGATGCCACGAGCTCAGCAAGATGATTCTGATCGAATGACACCGTCTTCCCGGTGTAGTAGTTCGCCCGATCAAACTGCTTCCGCCCGACTGCATTAGGCGATTCAGCAACTGCCAAAATAAAGCCAGGCATTTTTTGATGCCGGTACTGCATGAAGATCAGCTCTGCTTCCATCAAGCGAGCGACACTTGTAGCAGCAATAACGATCAGTGGCTCCTCTTGGTCCACAACGAAATCAGCAGTGAGGCCGCCGGCAATCGGCAGATCTACATCATGCTGGACGTCCTTGCCCAGCGACGCTGCCACCGACTCGACCACCGATTCAACGCGTTCTTTGAACATGCTTGGCCGACGCTCCGGTCGCTGTGTGGCAATCGTGAAGAGCTGCTGCGCCGCCTCTGCTACGCGGAAGACATAGGGAGCCAGAAGGTTCTCGTTGTCAGTGTACGCCACCACCATCTCTTCATCTGGGTCATATTTCGCAGGCCCATAGAGCTTCATTTCCTCACACCAACGGTCTACGGCCTCAATACGAACATCGTATCCAAGCAGATTGGCATTCATGACTGCATCCCCGTTGTCATGAATGGCCCATCCCGAAACCGTACTGCGAATGTGGATGACCACGTGATCGTTGGAGCCGCTGTACTGCATCGGCGTGACGATACACCAACCGCCATCAGCAGTTTCTGTCACATCGAATAAAGCACATAGGCTGTGCTTAATGTTTGCGAGTACTTTCATAGAAGTGGCCCTGTCCCAAATTGGATCCCACATACATCGCAGAATATCTCGATAAGCCGTAGGCGATGTTGATCTATACGGGGATCGAAACGCCTTTGATCTCTATTCAGATTCAGTTCTTTAGCGCCTGGAAGACCACGTCCAGTGTAGTCCGATTCAGAATTGCATGGCGTCTTAATATGTAATTCCTTGTGACTGGGATGCCAGTGCAATTCACAAAGTGGATACAAATTTCTTGCGTGTCCCACATGAGAAAACAGGTATCCATAAAAAGACCGCTGCTCAAGCGTTTCGCCGTCTTTCCACATAAACCATGCCGAATGTTTTTCGGAAATAGGCAATAACTGCGTTCCTTGAACGCGCGGCCCGCCAATTGCATTGAGCGGCTTTGGCAGCTTTCCGCGTTTGATCGGGCTGAATTCGGGCGTTACAGAAAGAAGTTTGTGTTCGTTCTTCTGTTCAACCAGCAAACTTCGTTTCATTTTAGTTTTCGATTTTGCAATTTGCTGGCTGTTATACAGCACATAGCGCCACCGGCAAATAGTCGAAAATGACCATTTAATCTAACCGGTCCGCCATATCCGCCGCTGTTTCGTTGTAATAGATTTGCAGCATGCGCAGATCCCGGTGACCAACCATCCGCGCTAAGTCCAGCACCTGCAGCTTCTTGGCCAGCCTGGTGATTGCCTCGTGCCGGGTGTCGTGGAACGTCAGGTCCTCGATGAGGCAGCGCGCCTTTGCTTTCCGGAACAGTGCGTCCAGCGAGGGCGACGTCAGCCCGAAGAGCGGCCCACCATCCTCCGGTTCCGGCAACATCGCCAGCAGCTCGCGCGCGCGGGTCGACAGCGGCACATCCCGCTTTCGTCCGTTCTTCGTGAGCGTCGCCGGGAGGTGCGCAACCTTGCCAACAACCATCGCAGCATTCAGCCCACAAATCTCGCCAGCCCGCATCGCGGTTTCGATCGCGAACAGGAAAGCGGCGGCCACGGCCTGAGTCTTCGTGGTGACCGGCTCGCCATCGGCAAAGCCGAGGCCGATGCACAGCCGGTCGATCTCGTCCTCGGAGATCCGGCGGTCGCGCGGCGGCGAATCTTTCGGCCGGCGGACTTCCTTGGTCGGGCTCTCCCCGATCCAGTTCCATTCCTTGCGGGCCACTGTAAGGACGTTTGACAGGAGGTTCATGTCCCGGTTGACGGTAGCGCCGACCACGGACTTGAGGCGTTCGTCCCGCCACTGGGCGATATGCGCCGGCGATAGATCGGTCAGCAGGATTTCGCCCATCTTCTTTCCGTCGATCAGGCACTCCGCCATGGCGTTCATGCGCAGCGCTTCCCAGCGGTGGCCGCGCTTGTGACGGGAGATCTTGATCTCGTAGTCGCGGAATGCGTCGGCCAGGGTCTTGCCGGAGACTACGCCACCACTCTTTCGCTCACGAAGCTCAGTTTCGCGCTTTGCGGCCCACGCGGCTGCCTGGCCTTTGGTTGGGAAAGTCGCCGATTCCCGGACGCCCAGAATTCTGATTTGTACGCGCCAACTGCCGTCGCGTTTCGTGAATGAAGGCATTATTCTCCGTCCCCCACCAAAGGCGTAGGAATGCGATCTGACCGGCCGGCTACGTTCAATTCTGGATTGAATGACTTGATATACATGCTTTCAAGCTGACCCAGGCTCTCTTGCCGGCAGGTGATGATGTGGACCTTGTCGAACTCTTTGCTCGGGCGATGAGCAGCGATTCTGGAGTGGACGTTGAGCGATTTCCCGACGTAGACAATTTTCTCGCCCCTGATGAGGAAGTAGATGCCAGCGTGCAGATCAATCGCGGTAGCGGCCGACACGATTTCTGACTCCGACTTCAGCTGCGAGAGCTTGGCAAACTCCAGGACGGGCTTGGCCGGAGTGCGCTTCGCAGCAGCCAGAATCGGATCCGCTTTCAGCGCTGCGGACCGAACCTTTGCCCATGCCACAGCCTGGCCCTTTGTAGCGAACGATTTAGACTCCCGAAATCCTTTGATGCACAACTGAGCGCGCCAACATCCATCCCTGCGGTAGAAGGAAGCCATCATCTCTCCCGAAATCAATGGTGCATTATATGTCCCGATTTCGGCGCACTTCAAAACAAGAATAAGGGGCGAAACGTGGGTTTTTGTGCATACAGGCAAATTGACCAAGGCGGCATAACTGCTTGATTTACCTGCATTTATGGTCAAAAGCGGCGGAAAAAGCTAGGATTCGTGGTGCCCGAGACCGGAAGCAAGCTTCTATTGAAATCAGGTAGTTATAGATGAAAGGTGTAATTTCGGCGTAGAGATATTGCTGGCTGTTCACAGCAACTCTTGCCGGGAGAAATGCAGGCCGAATGGCTGCAGACAGAGTATTTCATGGATCTGTTGATCCGCAAACGGGAATCGAACCGGTTGCCGCTTTTGGGTCAAGCTATACTGCGCCGGTTATCCGAAACTGCCAGCCCATGCACGCCCTGCCCATCCTGAAACAAGCCTGCCTTGAAGCCCTTGAGAACGACGCCGAGCCAGGCGACCCCGGCCGCTTCTTTTCCATCGTCGACCCGGGCTCAGTACTCGAACTGATTCAGATCGCCGAGACCCGCATCACCGACGAGGAAGTCGAAGCACTCCGCCAGGCAATCGGCCAACTCAGCGACTACATCCGCAGGGCATCGCCGACGCCCGAGGCGATTGAGCTGGTCCAGCATGCGAAGGCGGTGGTAGGTGTGACTACGAGGTAATTGGCGATTCGCGGTGCAGGATGTGCCGCTCGTCGAACTCGATCTCCTCGCCCTCATATTCTTCCACCGGGCAGTCCACTACCCTGCCGATGTAATGCAGCCCATCAGCGTGCTCGATCCGCACCCGCAGCTTGAAACTCAGCGATTGCAGCGTGGCGAAATCGCCGACTTTCATCGGAGCGTGAAGCGCTTGGGCGCCGTGCGTAACGTCAGCAATGTTGGTGCGGCCGGTTGCGGCCTTGAGGGTGAGAGCAATCATACGAAACTCCGAAAATGCAGGAGTCAGTATTCTTTACCAGATTGCAAGATTTGTGTGTCACTATTTTCGAACTATCTTGCCCCTGCCTTCGGTGCCGGGTCGGCACAGACGGTAGATTTGTCCTATTACTCATAGGCAAAATAGGGGATAGCCATTTAGCAACAAATCCCGTCTAATTGCCTCTCTAACAACAAGGGAGTGGGCATGAAGAAGATTCTATTGATAGCCGCTGTATCAACTACGCTTGCGGCATGCGGCGGCGGAGGTGGAGACAGCGGCAGCACGACAACTGCCGCAGGTACCCCGACAAGCCCAAGCACTACGACAACCGCTGCGACGGTGACGGCTGAAGGCCTCTACCTTGGGACAATCAGCACCGGTCGGTCATTCACTGGATTGGTATTAGACGACGGCTCTTACTACGTTATCTATACCGCTTTGAACAACTCCTCAGCAATCGCTGGCGCTGTGGTTGGAAACACGACGTCGTCAAACGGCAGCTTTACGTCAACAAATGCCCGCGACATCAATCTTGACGGCATTGGATTCCAAAACGCGACCATCTCGGGAAGCTTTCGGGAAAAGGCTTCACTTAGCGGCACCGTCACCTACCCAGCCTTGGGCGACAGTATTACTTTCTCTGGAAACTACGATCCAGCCTACATGAACACGCCGTCCCTCGCAGCCCTTGCAGGGACATATTCCGGCCGCATCGGCATGCCCCAAGGAACCGAATCTGCGACGCTCACGATTTCCTCTTCCGGCACATTGAGTGGGCGTGGTTCCAGCGGCTGCGTAGTTAGCGGAACCGTCACACCGAAATCTAAGGGAAATGCGTACACCACCAGCGTAACTTTTGGCGGCGCGCCCTGCCTATTGGCAAACACAACTGTGGCAGGAGCTGCCTACTTTGATGCGCCAATGAAGAGGCTTTACGCTGTCAGTCTGAACTCTTCTAGGACTACGGGGATAATCTTCGCAGGCTCCAAGCCTTAATCACCGATTAGAGGCCGCCGCTCCATTTCGAAAGCCCTTCGAAAAGCGGCGGTGGTACGTTGGCTATCTGGTGGCGATTACCCCAAACACCTTTCCAGCTGAATTGAGAAACAGCGCACACTGTATGTCGCCAATCGCAACTTCAATGGTTTCATCGATGGCCCGCGGGTTGTGGATCGTCGGTTGGCCCCAGGGATATTTGCCTCTTGCGAAGTACGGCGCTCTAGGTATATAGACAATTGCGGCGCGGGCCGTGGCTTTGGCGTTTTTCGCCTGTTCTGGGGTGATTTCAGAGAACGATAGTGAAGCCAAATCTTTTTGCGTTTCGCCTGTAAATAAATTCTCACCTGGCCTACCTTGGCGCTCAAAAATAACTCGAGTCAAACGGCTCACTTTGGCTATTTCGATTTTGGCGCCCATAGCATTTGTGCCGGTGTAGCTTCCCATTTGCTTTTCTTCATAAGGAAGCACCACATTTAGGTTGTCTCGCCCGTATTGAATTTGTCCGTAAAAGGGAGTCCCATAACCAAACACACCACTGTACTCAGTTAGACCATTTGAAAAAGCATACCTTTGGACGTCTAACCGGCGGGCGTCTGCATCATATGTGATGAACTCTCTTTGAATAGGGACTTCAACGATAATTGGACCATTAAGTCCTCCTATAGCGCTTGCCACGCGAGCCTCGAATTGAGGGGTAGTTTCGAACTCGTCTTTGGCATTCGGAACTTTGGCCAGCTGCTGCCAAAGAGCATTGGCTTCCAACGGCTGAACGGTTTTATCAAGGTAAGGTGCGCAGATATTCTGCGCACTGGAAGAGAGCGAAAGAGATAACGCGAAGGCAAAAGAAGAGACTTTGAAAATTGGCGGCATTTGTTTTCTCGATTAGTGTATTGGCCGTTGGCATCCCACCCAGTGTTTCCATATTATCATCGAGTAAATGCTTTTGTTAACAAATAGGAATGGTTACCATTAGCATAGTAGCTGCAGGCTCATCCGCTAATCGCCCCACTTCACTCGCCCTTCGAATTTCCACGGCGGGAATAGCCGTCCCTCTTCCGGCACTTTCGGCACGAATGACACCATTCGGTGCTTACCCTTACGATTTTTGTACTGGTAAATAAAGTGCGGGAACCACCCGTGGAGGGACTTGCGTATATAAACGCCGCCCCGCTTCCCGCGTTTCAGCCGGCGCCGGCGCAACTCTAGATAAAAGAGCAGGCAGTTGCACTGAGCCATGGCATCAAGATTTCGTCAGATTGTTAATCGTGTCGTCTTTGGTCCGGCTAGTGCGGGTGGTGCCGAACTCGAAGCTGAAGATCTGCTCGACCCAGCCCAGCGCGCGGCCGAGAATCAGCGTGATCGTAGCCTTGACCCACTCGTCCGCAGTGCTGTTCCAGACAACGATGAAGAGGCAGACCATCACCAGCAGGATGGCCGCGGCCGCCAGCGCGTTGGCGCGGGTGTTCTTCATGCCCACCTTGGCCAGCTCGACATCCCGGGCGCGGGCGTTCTGGACGTCTGCCAGGTATGCCTGCTGCAGCTGGGTGTCGTTGGCCATGATGGCCTGCTGAAACTCGATCCGCTTTACCGGATCCAGTTCGAGCACCGCCCTCGCCTCGCCTGCAGTCGCCTTCCCGGTCACCGTCTTGGCAATCTCAATGACCTGGCCGGCCACCGCGACGGCAGTGTCGCTGTTCGACATGTACTTGATGATGCTGGGTGCAAACTGGCCGGCCAGCGCCAGCGCGATCGTTACTGGCTCCATGTCATGCCCTCAGGAGGTTGGATGCGATGCGGTTTGCCCAGCCGCGGCCGAACGTCGACCAGGTGCCAAGCGAAGTCATGAACTGCAGTCGGGCGCCGTTGAACCGGGCCGCCAGGCGAGCCCCGTCCATGCCGCCGACGGCGCGCAGCGTGTTCGGCCCGAGGATTCCGTCTGCCGGCGAGCCGGCTGCAGTTTGAAGACACTTGACCGCAGCCCGGATGCCGGAATTGACGGCCATGTCGAACAGGTCGAAGCGGATCTCGTACGGCACGCCGTCGCAGCCGGCCGGCCCCCAGTAGTCCCGCAGATAGATTGCCTTCGCCCGGTCCAGGGTCATATTTCGGATGTCTTCGCCCGGGTAGGCGCGCTTGCTGATGCCGTATTTCGTTTCACCACCCGGGTCGGCCGGATTGTTGACGTAGCCACCCTCGTGGCCGATCAGCAGCTGGAAAGCTTCTTCGAATGTCATTCAGCACCTCTTATGGAGAGCAGCGGCCGTCACCTCGGCCATGGCCAAGCAGGTGATGCCTACCAGGGACGGCAGACCGATCGGCAGGTCGCCGGCATCGGCCAGCAGAAACATGAAGCGGACGCTCAACACGAACCACCCGGCCAGGCGCAGGACGCCGGCCAGGCCTGCTTCATGGGATTCGCGAAAGTCGCGGCGCAGGCAAATCGTTTGCGCCAGTGCTGCGGCGATGCACAGCACCGTGACGACTACGTCGAACAACAGGTAGTCGTCTCCCCTCATTTCGGCGCGCTCTGGTGAAAGGCTGCCCAAAGTGCGCCGACGGCAGTGACGATGCCGGCCGTCCACTTGATGACGCCACCCAAGACGCCGAGCACCCGCAGCCCGGACTTCACGGCGCCCAGGATGTCGAGCAGCACTGTCATGTCTTCCTGCAGCTGCGCTGTAATAAGCGTGTTGGCCTTCATTTCCATTTCCATCTGCGTGAGCCGCATATGGATGTCGTTTTTGTCTTGCTCGGTCATGGCGCCCTTTCAGTCGGCGTGAAAAAGCCCGCGCGCGGCGGGCCGGTTGAGTGCCGGTCTGCGCCGGCTCGATGGAGTCGGCTTACTTCTTTGTGACGGAGTAACCGCATTCCTTGAGGAACGCGATCATCGCGGCGACGATCGCATTGGCCAAGGGCAGCGTGACCTTCGCGGGCGCCGCCGGCGCGGGCTCAGGAGCAGGATCCGGTTCGGGAACCGGCTGCGGATCCGGGATAGGAGCGGGAGCGGGCGCTGGGAGCGGATCTGGCGCCGGCGCGGGGCTGGGTACCGGCTCTGGCGCCGGTCTCGGCTTGGCTACCATGATGCGCACTTCCTTAGTCACGCCAGGCACAGGGTCGCTGCCGAAGAAGCCGTTCGATGCGGCGAACGCGCCTGATACCGACTTCGACACCCACTTCTTGCGCAGGCCGTAATAGACCATGGTGTCGGCCGGTACCGTTAGCCAGTTGCCCTCATAGCCGATGACCTTCCACTCGTCCGCCTCCAAATCGTCGAACGGTGACGGCGGCACCACCGGGATTACGGTCGGCGCCGGGACTGGTAACGCCACCGGGTCGCCGGGCCCAACCTGCGGCGGTGCTTTCAGTGGGGCTACGCCCGGGTAGCGATAGATATGGTCGGCATCGCGCTGCGCTCCGGGATTTCCCGCTAGAGACGCGACTCGGGCCGTCTGCCGCGCCAGGTACATGTCCACTTTGGCCAGGGCCGCTTCCTTCAGCGGGTGATCGATCTCGGGGAAATAATCCCGCATCGCGTAGATGAACTGGATGGTCGGATGCACCGACACGTCACGGTCACCATTGCGCAGCGAGCCGTCCGCGTTCGTGTTGAAGTCGCCGCCGTCGCGCTCATCCACGGTCGACCATTCCGCCCAGTCCTTCGGGATGTCAGTCTTGTCGGCGAACACGGCGTCCTTGCGATAGGACGGGTTGGAGAACATCGTGCCACGGGTCTCCGCAAACAGACCGAATGCATACTGCATGGCGTTCCGCACGGTCCAAAGCAGCGCCTCCCAAGCGCTGCCGCCCCGCTGCTGGATCTCGGCCCACATGCCAGACTGCTTCATATAGACCAGCACGCCGCCGAGGTAGAAGGCCAGGCCTCCGCCATGGCACTGCCAGTACTCGCCTGCGTCCGTCAGCGGCTGGCCAAAGCGCGCCAGGCCCTCGTAGTAGTAACGCATGCCTTCCGGCCGCTCGCCGGTTTTCAGCGGCACGACCACGTCGCGGTGGATCGCCTGCAGACGGGTGATGAAGCGATCGAGGATGGCCGACCTCTCGAAGCTCAGCGGGTGATCCGCAGCGATCTTGTAGGCCAGCACCTGGTGCAACCAGTCCCACGCCATGTCGCGCACCAGGTAGCCGTCGCGGCCCGAGCGATTGGCCGGGCCGTGCATCATGAACGATGTCGCCGTGTCCCACTTCGCCAGCGCCATCATCATTGGCGACTGCATGGCGATCGCCGCGTGCGCCGCGCTGGCATAGTTGTGCAAGCTGTCCCGACCCCATCCATGGAACGGCATGTCGCCATAGGCGTCGAAGTGATTCTCGTTGGTGCCGTCGCGCTGTGCTGCATTGATCTGGATGGCGTTCGGGCCGCGCTTGCCGCCGTCACCGTAGTAATTGCCGATCAGGTATTTCTCGGAATTGAGCAGCGCCTTATCGTCGCAGAAAAACAGCCGCGCCGGATCGGTTACCCAGTGGTTCGGGTGGTTGCCGTAACCAAGCGCAAAGTTATACGCAATCGTGGAATGCAGCACCTTGCCATGCGGCCGGCAGCCGCCGGGAGCGGACATCCACAGCGCGAGCTGCGATGGAAATGGCGCGCGGTCGAAGCGCGGGCCGCCTGGCGCGGTGTACCAGTTATGCCCGACCGGCGCGCCCGGCTCATAGCGGTGGCCAAAGATAAACGGCCCCATGAAGGCGCTTTTGCCATCCAGGCAGCAATCGACATAGTTGAACCAGGGATCGCCCTCTCCGGCCGCCGGCCAGTGGCTGCCCTTGGGCAGTGCCCATGGTGGCGATGCCCACATGTTGCCCAAGCCGTTCAGGCTGTTGCCGCCATAGCCGCCGGTGACGGGCGGCTCACAGGACAACACGCTGTAATGGGACTTCCCTGCAGACGGGCGCATCGCCTCATCGATCAGGCCGGCAAACATTGACTTCAGAGACGCCGATTGCTGCGGTTCCTCGTTCCACCACAACAGCATCATGCCGGCGCTCACCTTCGGCCGGTACGGCTGCGTCGCAGTCGGGTAGCCCTGGCGCAGGGCCTTGTCATTGATGGGCAGGCCGTCATGCAGCTCGAACGTATGGACGAACTCGCCCGCAGCGTTTTTCGCGACGATCTTGAACGCCGGCGGGAAAACACTGTGCTTCTTGAAATCGTACGTGTCAGCGTAAGGATAGGTCGACCACTCGCCGCCCCGCTTGATGCCGAACATGACTTCCTCGAGCGGCCGGCTGCCGGAGGTCGTATTGCCGGCATGCGACACCAGCAGATGCGCGCCGAACTGGAAGTCGCCGATGTGCAGGCAGTCGTCGGAACGGTGCCAGGCCGCGGCGCCGCGCTCGGCAGCCAGAACAGGATCCTGCGGAATCAGGTCCTTGTCGCGCACGTCGAGCGTAACGGTGGAGGTCAGCACCGGCGCGGTACCGGACCAATCCCACATTTCATAGATGGTCGGCGCGCTTGCGGGCAGATCGGGTGCAGCTGGAATGTTTGCGGGTGTCATGGGGTTCCAGATATGAAAAAGCCCGCATTCCGCGGGCAGGGTGAGGTCCGGTCTCCGCCGGCTCAAGGAAATTCAATATCGGGCGCAGTGCCCTGGATCGATACGGTCAAGCAGCTTGCACAACACGCATCCCCAGCGCCTCCCCTCTTTGCGCGCCCGGTTCGCCCTGGTGCTGATCAGCTCGTTCGGCTCGCCGCCAGTCAGCGCATTCCCGAGATGGTCATAACCCAAGACGATTCGCCAGTACCTGGTTGGGCTGCGGATGAAGGCGAACAGCATCCACAGCGAGGCGACCAAGTGCGCAACCTGGCACGCCAGCGCAATGCCGATGAACAGCAGGAAGCGAGTCACAGCGCCAGGATCTCCGCAGCGCGGCCGGGGCTAAGATGGCCCAAGGCTTCGAGCGCATTGGCAGCTTGGATCGTGCGATCGTCGACCAGAACGATCTCTGTGGCCGAATCCATCAACGCCAAAATATCCTCTACAACGGGGTCAGTCTTGGCCGCAGTGCGGATCTTGATACGCTCAGCAGCTGTGAAGCGGCTTTGATACTCCAGCTTGGTCAGCTTCGTGACAAGGTAAGCCGCCACCAGGCCGTCGAGCTGGCCATCAATAAGCTTTTGCAGGAATTCGGACTGCGAGATCGGCTCATTGCTGGCGTTATAGACCTGCAGCGCTTTGGTGAGCGCGGCCTGTTTCGCTACGGAGACTACGGAAACGGTGACTTCCATGATGATCCTTTTGATTAAGTGCAGACGAAAATCTGCGGGCGGATGGCAGCAGAAGACGCGACAGAGAAAGTGCGCGTCTCCAAGCTAGTCCAGTTGTTCGGCGTGGTGAACGATCGTGCGTTGCCCCAGTTCACATCGTCGTCGGAATACTGCAAGATGCCGCCGATTACGGTCTCAAGTGGCGATGTGCTTGATGTAATCGCAAACGAATCAATGTCGACCGGATTGATAAAGGTGTGCTTTATCCATTGCGGCAGTGCCGTCGAAGACGCGTACCGCGTTGACGTATCGTTATCGAACGCGTAGTTCGGCGTAAGCGCCGTACTTGCCGATGTGCTTGCTGTCGCGGCGCGGTAATAATTAGCGAGATAGCCAACATTCGCAGCATCAAAGAACTCAACGTCGGTAAAACCAATGTTGCTGCCCGCGCCGCCTTGCCGCGCATCGACCAAAATACGAACTAGCGTCGTACTAATAGGCGACGTAACGGTAAACGTCTTCGTTTCGCCTTGCGTATAGTTACCTGATGAATACGATTGAATCGTTGTCCAGGTCGAGCCGCCGTCCGTCGAATGCTGCAAACGAAATTGAACAGGCGTATCGGCAAAATACGCATCGGTTCTAGCCTTGATCGAAAACGATGCAATCGTAAACGGCTTGCCGAACTTAAACCGCCAATCGGTCGAACCTGCCGTATAGGCAGCCGTTACGAAAAAGGTCGACGCGTTACCGTCGCCCGCGCGCCAAGCTTCATAACCGGACAGCGCGGCGGTATTCGAAGAAATCGCGCCGGAAAATGCCTGACTGACGCCGCCCGAACGCAAGTCCAGTTCCGCCATACCGGTGAACGACCCCGTACCGGAACGGGCCGTCATGTACAAGCGCCAGTATTTATGCGCCGCCATTACCGCGTCCCAACAAGAGTGATACTTATATCGGCAAGCGTTGCATCGGCGGTTGCCGGCGCCAAAATGCGTAATCTGTCGCCAGTGGCAAAGCTCGCGCCGCCCGCTAAGGCGAAGGAACCGACAGTTGCCCCGGCCGCAAAGGTCACCGATCCGATCGAACTAAACGTTGTCGAGCCGGATACCGCTTTTTGTACGTCAAAAACTGTACTCGCGGTTGCGGCAACGTCGGCACTGGCTACACTTCCGGCAAACGCCGCCGCAAACGTTACTGCCCGCGTAAAGGCGACACGCGAAACTTTGGCGCTTGCTGTCGGCACGCCAGGATAATACGCAACCATGTCATACGGTTGTGTCGTCGGCGTTGAACTGCCAGCCGATGCTGCTGCCCATGCCGACGCGCCGCGCTTATACAAAACGTCTTCATCTTCGACGTTGGCAAGCCATCCAGCGCGCGGCACACCGAATGCCCAAGCAGCACCGTCATAAACGGCGATCTGGCCGTCTTTTCCGGCCCATGCGCCCGTTGCACTTGCCGCGACAATATACGCGTCGCCAGCAGCGGGAGAACCGGGCGGCGCGGACAAATCCTTGTCTTTGACAGACAGGTGGAACCCGAAACGGCCAAGCAGTTTCAGATTGTCGTCCATCTCGGTATGCCAGCCGTTGAACCCCAGCCCCCACCCATACTTAATGCCGCTACGCGGCTCCGTTGTTGCTGCCATCAAATGCCTCCGTAATATTCGCCGTAGTTGAAGCCGTATCCAGCTCGCTTGAGCGTTATCGAATGCTTCTGCCAGCTCACGTGGCCGTCACGCTCCGATTCCAATTCAAGCCGCAGCTTTCCGTTAATGCGTGAAGAGTCGGCCAGTTCTTCGGCCTCCGTATAGGCAAATGTCTTCTCAGTCAAACCCGTGGCGTTTTTAATCAGGACATCGCTTTCGTCGTAGACGCGGACGTTATAAGTCGTGCCAGCCTCGGGCGTGATGTCGCCATCGGTAAAGCCGATGAGATTTGCCGAAGTCTGCTGACGACGGTTACGCGATGCCCACGTCACCACAAGGTCGCCCGTGATCCGTTCGGGGAAATATCCTCCATTGATCTGCACATTGCCGGGCGGGTACGGTCGGATGGCCCGGCTGTCCAGCGTAACCGAGTCAGCCGGGATGGCCGATAGGTTGAAGCTGGCACCAGGCGACCCGGTCACCAACTTGACAGAGACGGTCTCGCCCGCCGCATACTCAACCTCATCGGTCCCGCCGAACGCATCCCAGAACATGATGCGCGAGCCGAACGGATGCGCCTCGGGTACGGTGTCCAGTACGCCTCGCCGCAAGGTTAGCTGGGTGTCGCTGCGGGCGACGACGGCGCAGAGCTCATTGCCGATCTGGCAGTGTGACCCGATGGCCACCTGACCTACCCGCTCGGCGCGGCTGATCGCCACCACGGTGGTCAGCTTCGTCATCGGCATGGCCAGAATTGCCGTCGGGCTGAAGTCCACCGTTGCCCGACTTTCGTATCCCGCACCACTGTCGCTGTAGAGCGTCATGCTGAAGGCCGAGCCGGCGAGCGTACCCGCCGCGATAATGAAGCCGGCTTCCGGCGCTGCGCTGAGCAGGTTATCGATCGCAGCCTGGCCTTCGCGCGCCACCATCTCGAAGTAAGGAGCCTCGGTCACCAAGCGATAGGGCGACGGCAGGTTGGCTTCGGTCGGGAGTTCGAAGCTGGGCGGGATGAACTCACCGGCCGGAGGTAGGAACATCAGGTCAGGCAATCCGAACGAGTCCTGTATCACTGTCAGGCGCACCCGCTGCCCCTTGCCGCTACCGATCGCAACCTGCGTCACGCGCATGACGACGCTCTGCAGGCCGTAGTCGGGCCAGGAAAGCTTCAGCACGTCGCCAGGGTTGAAATCCTCGGCGACGCCGTAGGCGTAGATGACGCAGGAAATCAGCGGCGACGACAGCGTCTTCAGGTCGCGCTGCGCGGCGCGCATCGCGTTCGTCCCGTTACTGAATCCGAGATACTGCATGGTCGAACTGATCGTCGTTCCTTGCATCTGATACAGGGCCGGGTCGGTTGCAACGGCGGTCGCCTCATTGCTGGTTTCGCCGTTCCTGTACTTGACCACCACTTCATTGATGAACTCGCCGTCCGATACGACCTTGTAGTCCTCCAGTCGCTCGACGTTGTGCGGACCGAACGTCGGCAGCGTCGCTGTTTCGTAGTCGTTGCGGATCAGCTTGAACTTGAACTGGCCGGTTCTGCGATCGACGTACAAGACGCCATCAATATGCTTGATGATTTCTTTGATGAAATCTTCGATGGGCGTCTGCTTGTCCCAAAGCGTGGAGATGCCCATGCCTTCGTCATACAGGGTATCCGCCGCGGCAGTGAAGGACGGATAGTCGATGTCCGAATAGTTGTACCCCATTCCCCAGTTCTTGTCGGTCAGGCACTCGTGCACGATGTGCGCCGGGTTCATGTCGGCGTTGCCTGTCTTCGTCGGGGTGTATGTCGTCGTTGTTTCGTTGAACGTGCCGGATATGGACAGCGATGCGTAGGCGGTCGTTCCGTCGACGAGCGTTTGCGCCACCATCGAAATAAAACTGGGGTTGGGCAAGCCGGCGGCATCGATAACGGCGGATGCCTCGTTTGCTGAGCCGTAGGTCAGCGGCAACTCGACATTGTTCAGGTACACCGCAACACTGGTCGCATAGCCCACATTAACGTGCAACTTGCCATCAACGGGAACGCCGATTGCCGTCGGGTCAAACCATTTCCGCAGCAAGAAACCAGCCCGGTATGACGTTTCATATTGCCCCGTCAATGCGCCGAACGGGCCGGGGGCAATACCGAAGGTTGAGCCGCCGCCTTCGCTTGGCGCTTCTTCGGTATACCCGCTTTGCAACCAAGCCGATACCATTCCTTCATTCGACGCAGTTACAAACGCTCGTTCGAAATCGGCCGTAATTTCGAAAATGAACTTCTCTATGACTTTCGTCGTACTGTCCGAGTCGGTCGAGTCGACAATGGCACCGATCTGCGCCTTGGCGTCATACCACTGCGGTGAGCCATCCGATTTCTTGTGAATCCGGGTGACGCGAAATGCCGGGCGCTTCAGGTATGGCGACATGCCGAGGTACATCTTCCGGAAGATCACGCCGCACACGCCGCGGAATGCTGGCACCTTGTCGCCCAGCAGCGATACAAGGTAATCATTCTGCCCCTGTGCCGGGTCGCCGGTCTGGATGTCCAGCCGCCCCGACACGCCGCCCTCGCGCTCCTCGCCGCCGAACAGATCCTCCTTGCTGATGGTGAGCCCGCTACTGGTCGGCGCCGTCATGCCAATGGACTTGCCGCCGAACTTGATCTGGTGGAGGAAATCGATCGGGCCATGGCACAGGATCATGTGCATGCCGAGGTAGATGCGATAGCCGATCGTTTGTTTTTTTGAACTACCGCCCATTGCGCAGCCTCTGAATTAGGTTGTTCACCATCGCATCGCCGATCGGCTCCAGCACATCGAATGGCAGGCCGGAGCGCAGCAACTCGCGGTAGTCGAGGGCGTGCTCCGCGCAGAACTCCCGGATGCCGGCCGCGCAGAAGCCGGCCGCCCGCAAGTTGCCCATGGTCAGACGCTCGTCGCTCATTTCTTCACCGCCACGGCTTCGAAATCGCCGTAATAGACAACGTTCGGGCTTTCGATCTCATAGGTGCCGAAGAGGACCGGGATCTCGCGTCCCTCCTCGGCGGTCGGCGCTTCGATCTCTGCAAAACCAGGCGGCTTGCGGTTAGTTTGAGACGGCTTCGGTGACAACGCTGCATATGCAACGACGGCCACGACCGCCCAGGCGATATACCACCAGATCATGCTAGGGACTCTCCGTCATAGGGATTGCGTTCAGGGATCCAGGCGAAGCCGCCGTTATTAAGCCAATTTGCGAACTTGTCGATGCAGGTCTGCCTCGTCCGGTCGCACCCGGGATACAGCGTCACGGCGGTTTGACCGCCCGCGATGGATGCAGTCAGCGACGGCGCGGCGCGCTGCAGGGTGACCTGCGCGCCTGTATGGTTGAGCAAGTACCGGTACGAACCGTCCGGCAGCAGGATCATCCCGCCGGAGAAGTAGCCGTCCGCCTTGGTCGCGACAGCGGGTATGGTCAGCGTTAGCCCGCCGTTGACTGACACATTGCCGGCCAGTGCGAACGCATCCTTGCTGACGCCGCATGCATTGCTGTAGACCGTATGGCGGCAGCCGCGCTGGTACTTCGCCCGCAGGCCGGGCCGGCGCAACGACGTAAATACCGACTCGCACAGCAGTTCCACCTCATCGCCGTTCGGCTTGTACGACGTGATGCGGCCCTTCCAGAATGCGCTGACTGTCCCGCCACTTTCCAGCTTGAAGACGGTCAGCGTCGTGATGTACTCGTTCACCTGGAGGAAGTACTGCAAGGCGATCTCGTTGTCGCGCGCGATGCGCACCGATAGATCTGCCCGATTAATCTCGTCGCCGACTTCCACGTCGCCATGCCCGATCGGCACCGCCAGGTACGTGCGGCCGCCGTGAGTAATGTCAAACTCGGCGCCGGTGTAGGTGTAGACGTTCGCACCCTGCATGAACTGGTAGAGGAACGGGGTCGCGCTCATGGGGCTATCTCGGTCATCGGATATTCGCTAATACAAATCCCTCCGCCCCATTCCATTTCGATATGGTCGGTATCCAATCGATACAAGCCAAGATACGAAACACGATCAATGCTGGAGGCATCGGCGTTTAATGGCGCATCTAGCGTCAGTTCAACAATATTGTTCGGCATCCCGACATGAGCAATTATTGTCCGCTCAACCCATTGCCCATCATTAAGTTTGAAAGCGATATGCTTTCGTGGGATGCTGAATTGGTTCAAATCGTCATCCCGCACTAGCAAAGCTGATTCGATCATCCCGGTTGAAACCACTCGAAAATCGCGCTCGAAAGTCGGTCGCCAAAATGGATTCAATCGCCCGGCTCGCTTTCGTAGCCATTTCTTAAAATGCGCGTTTTCTTCTGGTGTATATGTCGTTCGGCGTTGCGTCTTATTCAGCTTCGTGTTCAACCAGGGATAAAAAGCGGCAATCTTTCCACTCTCGTAATCGACGATGGACGCGCGCGTAACAGATTCTTCAACCATGCCGCCGTCCGGTATTTCTATTTCTTCGTATATCGTATCGTATTCAACAACGTCGGCTGTAATTTCCAAGCCCGCCCATGTATTGCCAGCGTCACCATAAGGGTTGCCGTTTGCCGCCAAACCGTCCGTCGATTGAATAATAACTTCGTTCGTATCTTGTATTTCACCTTCGTATAAATAATACGCCGTGAAATAATCAATTACCTTTGCTTCCAGTTGCACGCCGTTAAACCAAATTTTGAAACTGTCGTCGAAAATAATTAAAAAGCCTAATTTGGTCACATCGCCGGGCAAATCGGTCTTTGAAAAGACGCGCCGTATCCAAGTCGATTTTCCAACAATACCGGCCGGAACAAATGTACCAATCAAGCTAATAGCCGAGCTTGTCCCGAAGATACCTTTGCCGACTTGCCAGGAGGTGGGAATGATTGGCTGCCCATTATCGACTTGTTGCGTATATTGCCAATCAGGCAAATTTCTTGCAAAAACGACACTCATTTCGGGCGGCACTTCCGTGTCGCCGAGGTCGTTATCCAATACGTCGTACCTGATCGTAATAACCGAATCGTATCCTTTCGTCGTACGCGTCGGCTTGCCGCTGATTTTCGCGCTCCGCATTGGGAGCAACATCGCTTCGCTATACGAACGATCAACGGGCGTCGACAACGCTAAACCGTCTGCCGAAATCCCTGCAATCGTGACAATGCTGTATTCGGTCGGGCTTGCCCACACGAGCGCCAGATCGCCGTCCCGAAAACTGTACGGCTCAGTTGTCGCCGCAATGTAAGTTGCCCCTTCGGGAATGCCGACGGTCGTTTGTGCTTCCGTCCATAGCCCGACAAGCCATGTCCGGTTCAAGCCGGCGTAAATCATGTTAAAGGCGCGGGGCACATCATCAAGCCGGACCGGGAAATTCATGTCGAACGTTTGTCGGGCGCTATTCCGAATGCCTTTCCGCTTCTCGGTGCCGTTATGTGCCGTGAATACGTCGGTTGCCCATTCGAGAATTTCGGTCATTGGCCGTTGCGGCTGCTGCGGCAAGAAAACAACTTCACCGTATTTGGCCGTATTGAATATCGGCATAATTATTTCCCGTTACGACGCATCACGTTAAGAATGACCCGCTCGCCGCTTGGGCTCGACAAGTAATCGCCGACAATGCTTGGATCGAAAACGTTGATGATCCGGGTTCCGCCGCCTTCTCTTGCGGCCGGCGTTGCGGCGGCGGCGGGCGCCGCTTGACGCGGTGTCGCGCCGTTGTTCATCGCTTCCAGCATTGGCCGGTTGCGCTTCGTTGCAGCGGCGTTCATCACGAATTCCTGACCATGCACGACGCCAGCAACCGTTTTCCGGCCCACGTTTCCGGTATAGCCACCGTCTTCAAACCCGGCCATGCCCGCGACGGACAAAGCTTGCGAAACGGCCACCGTGCCCGCCAGAGCTGCAGCGGCTGGCACAGAGTTCGTGCCAAGCGTCGCCAAGCTGGCCAACGCCGCTGGCGTCGCCCAAGCGGCTGAGACGATGCCGGCCTGCGCCACGCTGCCGGCGGTCGCTGCGGCCGCCAAAGATTGGCCGACGGCTGCGTTGACGGCGTACTGGATACCCAGCTTGATGAGCGAGGAGATCAGCCCTGCGACTGCCTGCCGGGCCACGTCGCCCAAGGCTTCCTTGAACGAGCCGCCGAAGACAATGGCGTGTGCGGTTGCATCCGCGAAGCCTGCGCCGATGGTCTGGAACGTCTCGCCAAAGGATTGCGCCAAGCCGTCGGCCACGCCCTTGTAGCCATCGGTCAGGCGGCCAATCCCCGCTAGCATCGATTCGTCGAAGGTCGCCGTTTGCGCCTGCAGCTTCATGGCCAGCGCATCCTTGCCTAAGTCGGCCAGTTTCAGCTTGTACGCATCGAGGTTCAGCAGCCCGTCGCCATACGCCTTATTCGTCGCAGTTACGGCATCGCGCAGCCCTTGCTGGGCGCCCATCGTGCTGGCGTGGATCCGCGCGTACTCGGCGTCCACCGCGTTCTTGCGCACGGCGGTCGCCAGGCTCTTTTCAAGCTCGGCGCGTTCATCCTGCGAAAGCTTGATGCCACGGCCGCGCAGCTCGTTTTCAATGCGCTGCAGGTTGATGGCAACTTCGCGCGCCTCGCCATGGCTGCCCAGAACGACAGTCTGATCGCTGATTTCCCTGCGAATCCGCGCCAGGGGGTCGACCGCGTCCTCATACTGCAGGCCGGCGACATTCATCGCGCGGCCAAACGCTTCGGCGCTGATCTTGCCTTCGCCGAGCAATTGCATTGCAGCTTGCTGGGTCGCCTGGTACTCCCGCAACGGGCCGGTCGCTTCCTCGTATATCCGGTCCAGCGCCTGCTGCGCGTCCTTGCCCTGGATGAGCGCAGTCACCTTGTCCTGGATGGCCTTGCGCTCGTCTTGGGAGAGCTTGATCTTCTTTCCAGCCAAGGCAATGTCAATCGCGTCCATCTTCGACTGCAGCTCGCGCTCGGGGCCGACCAGCGTCAGCGATCTCAACTCCTTATCGAGTTCGGCATTGACCTGCGACAGCGCCAGCGCGCGGCGCATCGCCGCTTTCGCTGCCTTTTCATCCTCTGCTGCACCAACGGTTGGCTTCCCGGCGCCGCGCAGGTTTCCTGCTTCTTTTTCCGCTTTCAGACGAGCGACACTTGCCGCCTTCGCCCGGCGCATGATCGCGTTGCCGGCGTCGCCTACATAATCGGTGTTGAACGCGCTGGAAAACTCCTGCCTGATGATCCCCGCCAGGTCCGATGCAGCACCGGTCACCTGCATCTTGTAATCGGCCAGCGATGCAGACAAGTCGCTGTCGAAGACCTTTCCCAGGCCAAGCTTTTCGCTCCCCTGATTTGCGAGGGATGTGAGCTTGTTGATACCGGCTAAAGCGGCATTCACAATCTGCTCAGTAACGTCGACGACGTTGTTTAGCGCGACGACCCAAATATCCTTCAGCGCGGCCGGGAACAGCTCGTAGTGCTTGACGATGACGTTAAACGCGCCGACGTAAAGCCCGATCATGTTATTGACAGCGGCTTTGACGTATTGGCCGATCAGACCGCCAATATCGCGGAATTTCTCCCCCATCCCGCCAGTTTTCTCGTTGATGAAGTCAATGGCGGCATTCCAGCCATCCCGGACAAGCGACCCAACAGTGCTGAAGCCATCTTTCACAAAGGAGAGCACTGCTACCGCCGTGTCCCGCAACGTGATGTTCTTGTCGGAAGCGAGCTTGATCTGATTTCCGTAAATCGCGATGGCCGCCGCCGCGGCCGTGATGCCGACGACCAGCAGGCCCACCGGGTTCGCCAGCAACGCTACGGAGAACCCCATTACTGCCTTTGTGGCAGCCGACAGCATGCCGATCAGTGGAGGCCCGAACGCGACGGCGAGGCCGGCGCCTACGACTGCCAGGACCATGCCCAGCGCCTTCATGTTGTTCGACAGGAACAGGATGAACTGCGCAAGCGCTTTCGTTACCCCGAGCGACTTGTCCAGTTCGCCGAAAAACAGCGTTGCCGAGTTTCTTAAGACTTGAAATGCTTGCCCTATCGTCGGCGTGAACTTTGCGAATTTGCCGTCGGCGAATGCTTCCAGTCGCTTGAACGCCTGGTACAGAACTTCGCCGGTGATCTTGCCTTCCGACGCTGCTTTTTTTAGCCCGCTCTCATTGATCTTCAGCACCTCCGCAATGGCGGTACGGACCTGCTTCGGCATGTTTTCCGAAATTGAGCGGAATTCCTCGCCCTGCAGCACGTTGGACGTGAATGCCTGCGACAGTTGGATCAGTGCGCCGGCCTGTTCCTGCGCGGTGGCACCGCCCAGCGTGAACAGCTTGTTGATCGTCTCCTGCATGCGCAGGGTGTCGCTCTGCGACTTGCCCAGGCCGACCAATGCCGAATCAAAACGCGCGAATGACTGTGCTGTCTCCTGCACCGGCGCATAGGTCCGGTTCGCGATGTCGAACAACTGCGCCGTCAGCTCGTTGACCTGGCCCTGGGAGTCCGCAACGATGTTCAGCTTGTTCTGCATTACGGAGTAAGCGTCGGCAGCCTGGATGATGGACGATGCCGACAGGCCTACGCCGGCCGCCGCAGCCGCGCCGCGTACCATGCTGCCCAGACCGGGCCCGGCCGGCCGGTTGGCTGCCTGCTGGGCCGCCTGCAGCTGGAGCGCGGCAGTCGCAGCCCGGCTTTGGGCTGCCTGTGCCTGCGCGGTGGCGGCGGCCAGGCGTTGCTGAGCGGTGGCACCCTGCGTCGCAGCGGTATTGACGCGGATCTGCGCCGCGGCGGCCTGGGCGGCGGCGCCGACGGTGCGCTGCTGGAGCGTCAGCAAGCGCTGCTGTGCCAAAGCGTTCTGGTTGATGGTTTGCGTGGCCGTCTGGAGGACGCGCTGCAGGTTCTGGAGCGCGTTTGCGTTCAGGTTCGCGAGGTTCTGCTTCAGGCGCGCCACGGCGGTGTCAGCGCTGATCGCTGCGTCGCCGATCGCCTTGATTTTCTTGCTGATCCCGGGCGAAACCTTGTCTTCTACTACTACGTCTATGCGTTCGTCGCTCATGTTCGCCCGTTATTTGGTTGTGACTTTTCTTGCTTTGCGGTGGCCCTGCAGCACCGACGCTTGCACGAACCCGGCCGGCGCCTGCCGGCTCGACCCATTGTTCAGGTCGATGATGTGCGGCGCCAGGTTGCTGATGTAGATCGGCTGGCCAGGCTTCTTGATGGCCAAGGCCCTCAGTGCGGCGGCAATGGTGGCCGTCCGGCTGTAGGAATAGGTCGAGCCGGCAAAGCCCGGCATGTGCGGCGGGATGGCGCTGCTGACAGGCCCGCCGACATTGACCTGCCAGTTCGAAATGGCTTCCGAGGTATCCACCGGCGTATCGGTAGCCAGCACCGTCACAATGGATTCGGCGATGGCCACCGCCCGGCGGCTGGCGAGGGTGTTCACCTGGTCCGCCCGGCTTTTCAGATCATTCCCCAGGTCACGTAGCGTTCTAGCCATCCTTCCGCATTCCTTTCAACCTGTCGTTGTCCATGCAGCGGATCAGGTGGATTAGATCGTCCTTCTCTTCCTCGTCCAGTTCATATTCCTTCGCGTACTCAACGATGCAGCTGCGCGGGATCGCAACTGGCGCCATCGCGTGTGACCGCTCAGCGTCCAGATCGAAGTACGCGTCCAGGTAAAACTGCGAGCCCAGCAACAGCGTTGGTGCGTTGGCAATGCGGTCAGGCAGCGGTTGCCGCTCGCGCATCGCCTGTCGTGCGATTTTTTGTTCTATCGGACCCATTTCCAGCAGGTACGACAGAACTTCAATCAGTTTCCCGCGATGGCTTCCAGCGCGTCGTCGCGGAACAGCGCCGCCTTAGCAGCGTCGTTCGTGAGGTCGGCATATAGGTCCGGCAGGTTCTCGAACAGCATCTGCGCGTACTGACGCGAGAACGGCGCGTCGCCTTCGCTCTCGGGATTTCCCGTCACGTCGCACATCGGCACGTTCTCCCAGCCGAGCAGGCAGCCCTCGATGAAGCCCTGCATGTTGATCGCTTCAGCCATCTCGGGAGAAAGCGTCTCCAGCTGGATGGCACGCGCGTGCGGCTTTGCAAGTCGCTCCATCGCTTTTGTGTAGCGCTTGTTGGCCTTGCCGGAGCGCGCGATGGTGAAGGCGATCTCGCGTTTGTCTTCGGTCAGACCTTTGACGACGCGTACGCCGGCGACTTCTTTGGACTGATTGGTTTTATAGGTAGAAGAAAGCGACATTGTTGAACCTCAGATAGGGAAAATGGGAGCAGACCGGGCGCTGGCCCGGTCCGGCTGAAACGCTGATTACTGCGGCATTGCGATGTTGGGCAGGTACGGGAAGAACGTCACCGACGCGGTATAGCCGCGCTTGTTCTCTGCAGCTGCCAGGTTCACCGGGAGAGTGATCTCCTTGTCCTTCTCCACCTTGGGACCGGATCCGGACAGCGACAGCAGCGGGATGTCGAACACGAAGCCGCTGTTTTCCCGGGCGCCGATGACGTTGAACGACACGTCGTCATTGCGCCGGACGGCGGCGACCGCGGCGACCGTCGAGAAGTAAGCGGTGATCTCGCCGGACACCTCGAAGTCGCCGGCGGTCAGGTCGAAGCCGCCCAGGACGCCGACTGCCTTATTGGCGGCGACGCCGTTCTTGATGTCCAGCTTCGCCTCAGTCACGTAGGCGAACAGTGGGGTTGCCGAGCCATGGATGGCCAGGCGCTGCCGGAAGACGCCAGTTGAAGTGTTGAATGCATCCTCACCAGGTGCGGCGATACGGTCGCCGTCCTTCAGGCCTTCAATGCCGTCGCGGTAGTCGGTATCGAGGGCGACGAAGTTCAGCTCGGCTTCGATCTTGTCCGCGGTCGGGATGGTGATGCTGAGCTCATTGGCCACCGCGCCCTTGATGTACTCAGCCTGCACGCCGTCGCCGTCGTTGCCGAGCTGGCGCTCGAACTGGAACGAGCGGCGCTTGATCAGCGACGGGTTGTTCTCGTTGCGGATGAAGGTGCCGAAGAACACCTGGATGGTCTTGCCGGCGCCGGTGTCCGTGGCCGGCGTGCCGGTGCACTCTTCCATTGTCAGCTTGTCGGCGGTCATCAGCCCCACACGGCCGTAGAACGTGCCGGCGGTTGCAAAGCGGGTCGCAGCATCGTCGCCGCCGACGAATAGCCACTCACCGGTCTGGATGCCGAGGGTGGTGAAGTCGACAGCGCTGTCCAGCGTCACTACGCCGTTTACAACGGTCACCGTCAGGTCGCCGGCGCCGAACTGGTGGCCGACGCAGTCGACGCGCGCGCTATCGGGAGGGGTTGTTTCCGGGGTCAGTGCGCCACCAGGAGTGCACGCGGTCAGAACCGCGCCAGGTGCCGACGCATCGGCATGCATGAAATTATTGCTGGGTTCAGCAAAACCCGACGACGCATGGATATTGCCTTGCATCGTAATACCCGGCGAAATGTTGATACTGGTTGCATCAACGTCCAGCGTCCGTCGGGTGCCGGTCAGCGGATCGCTGGAGCCGCGCTGGTGCGCATCGGCGAAGAAGAAACCTTGGAGCAGTTGCGCCAGGTTCGAATGGGTCAGATCCTGGGTAAAGCCGCCGGACGCATCGAGATCGGACACGCCGCCCTTGCGCTTCTGGCGGGATGGGTTGATGAACGAACGTGCGACGGTAGCGATCTCGGCACCGAAGTCGCTGTAGCCGTTCGGCTCCAGGTTGCGCCAGACGGCGGTGCTTTCGTCGCTGACGCCGTTCGTAACGACGCCGGGGAGGACTTTCAAGCTGGCTTCTTCAGCGAAGGCCAGGCCGGTGATATTGCTGTCAATCTTATTGGGAGCGACCATGTGATTTCCTATGCTATTTCGTCGTATTCGTACTCGGCAACGACGAGAAACCGTATTGCGCTGTCTTCCGGCGCCAGCTCTTGAATGCGGGCGTTTTTGAATGTCACCTTCGCCGACGGCGCGATTGCGCGGAAGCTGTCCCTGATCACCACGCACATCCTGTCGCCCCGGTCGTTTGCCTCGACGTCGGCCTGCGGACAAAAGATCTGGACGTAGACCAGGCCGATAGATTTGAAGCGCCGCTTGCCGATCTCCTTGACCGCAACCGACAGGCCGGCCTGGGGCTCGTCGACTGTGCGGAGCGTCGTGCGGATCCAGTATTTCGAGCGGTCGGGCGCCTGGGCCATTTCGATATTCGGCCAGCGCGCCTCGATGTCCTGCCCGGCAATGGAAGCCAGCGCGGGCAATATGGCGTAGACCCGCCCGAGGATCTCGTCGGTGGCGCTGCTGCGATCGGTGCTCATACGTCGAACTCCAGGGTGTAATAAAGCGCGACGCCGCTTGGCCTGAACGGATTGATTTTCGTGACGGGCAGCTGCTCACCGCCGCGCAGGACGATGCCTTTCAGGGTCGGGGTGAAATTGACCGGCCCCATCAGGCCCAGCTCCGTCCCTGTCGGGATGTCCGAGTCGGGCGAGTAATGCAATGCCTCGCGGTTTTCCTTCGTGTTGGGGAAGAACGCGATGTCCACTGGGTGATCGGTCGGAACACCCGCCGTGGGCCGCCAAGGTTGCGCCGGGCCGGTGTTCGGCACGATCGGGTCAGCAACCTCGCGCCAGGTGACGGCGCCACCGAACTCGGCAATCAACTCAGTGGCGGTTCGGGCCATGTCGGAATAGTCGAAGGCCATATCAGGCACGCGCCAACTGGATGTTCATCCCGCCGCTACTGAAAAACGGACGGAGCATTTCGGATATTGCGGACATGGGCCGCACCGGCAGCGAGGCCTCGAAGTACTCCACCTCGAGGGCGCCGACTTTCTTGCGCTTGACCGCAACTTCCGGCTCGTCCTTCAGCTCGCCGTCGATCGCCTTCAGCGCCAGTAGTGCGCAGGCCTCGCCGACCAGCGCCGGTACCTTGTCGAATGGGTAGTAGCTCGGCAGGCTGGCATAGCCACCCGGGGCGTCCTTGATCGGCACCTCATACCGCGGCCAGGACAGCCTCTGGGTAACAGACAGCCGCATTCCTGCCCATCGGCTCCGGTACCGGCGCTCCATGAAGTCGGTCGCGTGACGCAGCAGCTGCTCAGCCCGTGTTTCATCGGTGGCCACGGCCGCCCAGGCGGTATTGCCCCGGCTGGCGTGGTAAGCAATCGCATCGGCCACCGAGATATAGCTTTCAGCGTCAGCGCGCCCGGTGCCGTCTTCGGTGACCAGCGCCATTACTCTTCGCTCCAGCCGCCAGAGCGGTAGTTGTCGATCTCAGCCGGGTGGACGTCGGCAGTTGTCGGACCGCCCTTGGCGTCGTCCTCGCTTCGCACCATGCGCACAGTTTTCGGCTTCCGAGCCTCTTCCTCGGCCTTTGCCTTCGCTTCCGCTTCAGCGGCCGCTTTCGCGTCGGCTTCTGCCTTTTCTTGCGCTTCCGCTGCTGCCTTTGCCTCAGCTGCAGCCTTTTCCTGTGCTGCGCGCTCTGCAGCGGCTTTCGCGTCTGCCTCGGCCTTTTCTTGCGCCGCACGGTCCTCGGTTGCCTTCTTTTCTGCTTCAGCAGCGGCCGCGGCCTGCTTGGCCAGCTCTTCCGCAGACGGTTGCTTTGCCTGATCCGCCGGCGGCGTTTCCTTATTCTCTTTGCCCATTGCTTCGCTCTCTGAGGATGGTTAAATGAAAACCGGGGCGCGAAGGCCCCGGCTTCTCACGACACAGCTCCGGGATTAACCCAGCAGCAGAGCGACGTGCTCAGGCTTGATGACCGAGACGCCCCATGCCAGCGCGATCTCGAACTTCACCTGGCGGTACTGGCGGTAGACCGACACTTCGAAGGTCAGACCGGTCATCGGATCGGTCAGCATCATCTTGTCGTCGGCCGAGTCGCCACCTTCCGGCATCGCCGGCGCGCGGGCGGCCAGGATCACCGCGGTGCGGGCGAATGCCGCATTCGGGGTGTAGCTGTTGCCCACGGTGATGGCGTTGTTGTCCGGCACCAGGATCCGCGAACCCGGCTTGTTCAGGGAGAACGAGCCGCCAGCCAGCGCCGAGCCGACCACATACTTGTTGTCGGCGTCGGCCGCGAAGGTGACCACGTCGCCGGCCAAGATGGTGCCGGCGCCGGTGTCGGCCGCCACTGCGGCGCCGCCGACGGCGATGCCGGCAGCGTTGTTCACCAGGTAGCCAGCGCCGGAGCCCTTGACGTGCTGGACGATGCCGGCCGAGTTGCGCAGCGCGAAGCCCTGCACGCGGTCGGTCATGCCGTTGCGCAGCATGTCGGACGAACCGGCCTCGTTCACCTTGAACAGGACCGACTGCTTGCCGCGCAGGTTCTGCATGGCAGCGGAGCCCAGCGCCAGCTGCAGGTCAGCCTTGGAAGCACCGTTGTCTTCCAGGATGCGCATCACGCCAGCGAAGTCGGACAGATCGCCGGCGGTGCCGAACGGCGCGGTACCGGCGGTGCCGTAGGCGCGGGAGGCGCCACGCTTCACAGCCAGGGCGATGTCCAACTCGACCGCGTTCACCAGCTTGCGCATGCCGTCGATGAACTGGTCGGCCAGCACCTTGTTGTAGGTGCCATTGGTGCCGACGGCACGCTGTTCTTCACCGGTCCAGCGGATCGGCGCGGCCTTGGACGCGGTAATGGTCACGTCCGCATAGCCGACGGTGGTGTCGCCGGATGCGGCCGGGGTTGCGCCTGGGGTGATGTCTTCCAGCGCGCCGGATTCGCCGATTGGCACGCGGACTACCTGATTGACTGCGGCGCGCTCGGCGTTGCTGTCGCTGCGCACGGCTGGGACCAGGCCGACCATCTCGCGGGATACAACGTTCAACGCTTCATACAGCGTTGGGATGATGCCGGTCAGGGTGTTGGCGCCGAGCACCAGGCCTTGGCGGGCCATGAAGTTGAACAGGCGGGCGTGCATGATGATGCCGACGGCCTTGGTGTACATCGGCACCTTGGCCAGCAGCGGATTGACCAGGGCGGTCAGCGGGGCGACGAAGGCGGCCATGACAGCCAGCGCGGCAACGGCAATTCGGAAGAGCTTTTTCATTGGAGATTTCATGTAGTGGCTTTCGAAGTGAATGGATTGCGTTAATCCGTGACGGTCGTGCCCTCTTTCATGGTGGACTGCTTGGCCACCGGATCGAGGGCGTCGAACTGCGCCCGGGTGATGGTTTTCTTTCCGCCTGCACCTTGATTGCTTTGCCCGGCGCCGCTGCCCGACGCGCCGGTACCCTTCAGGATCTGATCCTTGTAGGGGTACTGGTCGACCAGGACTTCCAGCGCCTCATCGAAGTCAGCCAGCTCACCGGGACGAGTGCGGCTGAAAATCTTCTGGCCGGCCTGGTCATAGGCGACGGTCTTGCCGTCCTCGATCTTGAACGCGGTGCCGAAGCGGGCTTGCACGAGGTCGGCCGGGATGGCGAACTTGTCGGCAATGACCTTGCTGCGGCTGAAGCTGCCGCCGATCTTCTCGGAGTACAGCGCCTGTTCGAGCGATTCGGCCTTCTTCACCACCGGGGCATACTTGTCCTCGACGGCTTTGATGGCTTCCGCCTTCACCTTTTCGACTTCGCCGGCATCCACCAGCTTCTTGTCGTCCAGGTTCTTGACCGTGTCCAGCGCCTTGCGGGCGGCTGCCGGGTCTGCGATGCCTTCGAAGGTTTTCAGGGACGCTTCTGCGGCTTCGGCGCGCTCGCGGTGGCTTTTCGCCTCGCCGTTGAGCCTGCCGATGGTGGCGATGGTGCTGTCACCGTCGAGTGGCGCTTCCTTGCCGTCTGCATTAATGAAGATCGGCAATTTCTGGCCGTTGACTTCCTGCAGGACGATGTTTCCTTGAGCATCAAATTTAAAGGGCATGGTGCAGTTCTTTCCGGCCATCCGGCCTCAGTGCGGTTAGGACATCCGTCCCGTTGCGCTTCACGTCATCCAACGATCAGCAATGAAAAAGGCCCGCCGAAGCGAGCCTTTGAATTGGGTCTTGCGGTACTACTTCTTTGTCTTCTTTTGGGCCATTGCGGCGGACCACCCTGCCCAATATGCCGCGTTCAGCTTTCTCCCGAGGGCCACGGCGAGATTCCAGCCGCCGTCTCGCATATCGCGGTGCACGGTCCGCCAGCCATTCGGCCCTGTCAGCACGGTGACTGTTTTGCCTTTTTCCAGTACTTGCTCGACCTGGTACGGGTCGCGCTCATATATCTTCTCGGGGATCATGCCAGCCTCATTTTTCGCCCATATGGAGCAAAAATTATAGGCCGGCCCGCTTGAATGCTTCGGCGTCACGCTGGCGCAGTTCCTCGAGTGTCAGGTACTTGCCCTTCTCGTTGTAGAACCGGTCCAGATCGAGGCCGCCCTCCCGGAACAGCTTGCCCCGTGTCGGCCCGAGGATGTCGTCCTGGCGCTTGGCGCTCTGCCTCCTCAGCCAGTCGCCGTAGGTGATCTCGGCAGGCACCTGACCGTCCATGCTGGCTCTGGTCGACGGGCTGAGGCTCTCGACATCAATGCCATCCAGATCGGCCGCGGCGCGCAAGACCGGCACGCTCACTGCCCTGCAGCCCCAGTGCAGCGCTCCGGGCCCGGCCAGCCACGGGATCTTGTGGCCGATAGGTCTGTACTTGCCGTCAGCGGTGTACTGCTTGCTGTCGCGCAGCCGGCACCCTTCGGAGGTCTTGTTGTCCAAAACCGACCTCCAGACCAGCGCCTTGATGAGCGGCTCGTTCTGCTCCTGGAACTGGTTTCGCGTCACCGCCGCGGCGTGGCCGACAGCAGCGCGAACCACAGTCTCGGCATGGCGCCGATCAGTGTCCATGACGCCGTCGCTGTACCCTGCCGACTTGGTGCCGCGCAGGCCCTGCAGGATCTCGGCAACGGTCTGGTTCGCCACATAGCCGTCACGAATCGCGTCTCGGAGGCGCGTTATCCGGCTGGCTTCCAGTTCCTCAAATACGCTCGGGACGTATTTGCCGTCGTCGTCGGTGAAGCCCTTGAGGATCTTTCCGAGGAAGGGCAAAGCCAAGACCGCTGCAAACGCCCGCTCAGACTTGACCTCTGCAACCGGCGTCTGCGCGAGGATCTCCGCCGGGACCACTGCGTTGAACAGCTGGGCGAGGTAGTCAGCCTCGTACTCTACGAACTTCTGCAGCTCGGCGGACAGCGCCTCCTCGGCCTGCTGGTAGACCTCCGCATTCAGGTCCCTAATGCCCGACAGCAGACCTTCCAAGCGCCGGACCGTGAAGGACTCGGCCGGCAGATCCTCCAGCGCAGCGAACAGCTGGGCAAACAGCCGGTCGTCGGACTCGTTCAGCAACCCGATTATCAGGAAGACGAGATAGTTCGCGTAGCGCTGCTGGTCGACTTGGTGACTGATGTCCTCTTCGTATAGCCGCTGATTAACTGTTGGCATTGGCCGGCTTCTTTATCGTGCCGAGCGCCGGACCCTGCGCCTCCAGCCGGTCCCGCTCGGCCGCCCAGGTCTTGTCCGGGGAGATCATGCCGCGGCGCTGCGCCTCCTCAAACTTGGTCTCGTCGCTGATGTTCAAACCGGCGAGGATCTGCATGGAGGCCTCGGCCAAGCTGCGGGCGGCGTAGTCGTCAAACAGGGTGACGTGGCCGCCCTGCGGTTCGTTGACCCACATCGCCATGATCTGCAGCGCCTGGTCGAACGCGTCTTCCAGGCCCTTGGCGATACGCTGGAGCGCGCACATGCCGACGGCGTTTTCGTTTGCGTGCTGGGTCGCCGTCACCGTCCCGGACTTGATCACCAGCAGCTCGGCGCCGGCCTGGCGCATCTCTTCCTTCAGGTCGTCCAGGGACACCTTGCCGGCGTCGATCGCCTTGCCGGAATGCTCGACATACTTCAGATCGGCACCTTGCGGCAGGTCGACGGCGGCCGATGCACCGACGGTCAGCTTGAAGGGCACCTCGATGCCCTCCTTGTCGTACTTCACCCCGGCGCCGATAACGGTCAGGATCGGCACGCGCGCCACATGCAGGATGGTGTCTTGGTCGCTCTGACTCTGCCAGTGCTTCACGTTCAGGTGCGCCAGCTCGACCAACGGCGGCTTGCCCATCATGAAGCCGGTGCGCTGGCCGTAGACGGGCACGAACGGGATGATTGTCAGAGTGGTGACGCCGTTGTCATGCAGTACCCACTCGTTCTCTTTGCCCTTGTCCTTGCTCCTGCGGTAGATGGCCCACGAGCCAGGCTTTAGCACGCGGATCTGTTGCACTTCGGCCGAGCCGAACTCGCCCTCCTCGTCCTCGACGGTCTCCATGAACCGCAGCAGCGTGAGCTTCCAAGAGCCGTTCTCCCGCTTGGCGCGCCAGCCGCGCAGCTGCGTCGGGAAGATTTGCACCAGGTACGGACGCAGCCCAGCTTTCTTCTCCGCTTCCTTGGTGATGATGCCGCTGGCATTCCTGGGCACGTTTCTGGCGTCCGGATAGTCCACCAAGATCCCGCCAAGCCCGTGGCCCAGCGCCAGCTCCAGCATGTCGGCGCCGAACGCGTCCAGATTCCGGCCCTGCAGGTCAGCGTCTTCCAGCCACTCCCTGATCTGGGGAGGAACGTCGTCGCCAATCGTCACTGGCTTGGAGAACGGCTTGCCGGTCAGCGTCTCGATCGTGCGCTTGTACGCTGGGAACAGCACGGCGGTCGAGAGCCGGCACTTGTATGCCGCATCTGTCTCGTCCGGCCACTGTGGCAGGTGGGTCTTGCCGGCGGCGCGCATCGCCCGGGTACCGCCCAGCAGTGCGCGCGCCAGTTCCCAGTCCTCCTCCATCGCCATGACGGGCTTGGTTTTTGTACTGACGTCGCTCATCAAAATTCCTGTAGTTACATGCGCAGCGGCGCCACGCGCGAAACACGCTGCTCAATTGGCCAGCGCTTCACGATGAAGTAGCCGGTTGCATCATTCGGGTGGTCATGGCCAGTGGTCTTGTCCGGCTCGCCGTTTTTACCCCAAGCCTGCTGCTCCAGCGCCTCGGTGGTCACTGGGCACAGGTCCGTGTTGATCTTGAAGCGGCGCTCGCCCTTGTCGTTCAGGATCATCGCGTTGTAGGCATTCACGCGGTCCTTCACAGCGGGGTTGCTCGGATTGACCTCGATCACAAAACCGTTCTGTTTCAAAATCGAGAGGTCCGATTCACTGGCATTCTTAGAGGTTGTGTTCCCTCCGGAGGCGTCTGGATAGATCCGCACCGGGTGCCCTTTGTCCTTGAACCGCTCCTTCAGCATGCGCGCCATCTCTGGGGTGTCCCGCACCCCCGTCAGTTCGCCCACTTGCCTCGGCAGCCCGTCACGCACCACGCTGATGGTCGCCGTCATGTTCATGACGTTGAAGTCCATCCCAACGTGCAGCGGCTCAGCCGGCTGCATCGTGGCGTCTGTGTGATTCAGCTTGCGGTCAAAGCCTGGATACACACTGCCGCTGGTCAGGTTGACGAACTTCCCACGAATGTAGGCTTCAATCAATTGCGGCGGGTACGACTCGCGAAGCGAAGGGATGTAATCCGCCGGCAGGTTCAGCTCGTTGTCGTAAGTACTGGCCTGAATCAGGCCGTACAGCGCGCCCAATTCCGGCTTGTCCCGCACCGCCTTGACGAATTGCTGGTAGACGAACTTGAATCCCTCGGGCGTCGTCGTGACGTCGATCCCGTTCAACAGGCCCGGCGTGTTGTAGCGCATCCGGGCGATGATCTTGCGCCAAGCGGTGGTGGCCTTGACGATGTTCATCACGTCCAGCTCGTCGACCAGCGCGTGGCCGATCTTGAAGCCCACGATCGTTTCCGGCTTCTCCATCGAGCGGCAAATCACCGTGCCGCGATACTTCCTGCCCTCGTAAATCTCAACCTCGTGGTCCCCGCCCTTGATCTTGGTGCGTAGGCCCATGGTGTATGCCACCTCATCTATCGTCGGATAGACGATGTCGCGGATCTGTGGGTAAGTCGGCGCGAAGTAGCCCTGGTTGATCTTCGGCCACTGCCAGAAGTGCCCGCACATCCCCGAGCAGCCCACCCACGTCTTACCGGACCCGAAGCCGGCCACGTAAGCCTTGAACTTCTGCGGCAACTGCAGGAATTGCGACTGCGGGATGTTCAGCGTCGGGCTAATCGTCGCCATGTCGCCGGGCGTCCACTACGCCGAAAGTTATTCCAACAGGTGTCGGCTCCTCTTGCTCGGGCTGAATTGCGTCCTTGTTGGCCCGCAGAAGGTTGAGGCCGATTTCGCTCGATGCATTTGCCATTTTCTGCAGAAGCGCCACCGCCTGGAGCTGTGTGACGCTCTTCAACGGGTCGACCTCATCCACTTTTTCCAGCTGCTGGTTCGCCAGAAGCGAGAGCCGGTGTGCGGAAGCAGCACTGAATTCCGCAGCCGATGCTATGTGCTCGCTGACGTTGGTCAGCTTGCGTGCCAGGTCGGACACGATTTGCTGTTTCGCATACGGCAGCTCGGCGATCTGTTCGGCGATTCGCTTGCTTTCTGCGTCGACCCTTACCTTCTCTTTTGCCAGTTGCCGCAGGGGATTCTCGCCATTCGGCGATTCGGCTTTATTCGGCTTTATTTTGCGCCGGATAGACGATTCATTTACGCCGAACTCGGCAGCAAGAGAATTGATCGACTCACCCTCGACTACGTGCCGCCGCTCGATCTCAAGCCACTGCTCGTCGGTCAAGGAGGATTTGCGGCCCATAGTTATTCCGGTGTCCGCCTTACGGCGTCAATTTTTCCCTTAAATAGTGCGATGCTCGGCAGAGGCACGAAATCCACTCCAGCGAGCCGACAGGCTGCGACCAGGTCAAGGCTCTTCTCCGGAACGATCGGCGCGCACAGAACTCGGCGGATGTAGGCTGGCCGCCTTGCCTCGTGCAGCGCTGCTGGCAAGAGGGCTGTGTACATGCACAGCTGCCCTATCCCGCCCACGATCATGCGAACTTCCGTCTCCGGTTTCGCCTCGACGATAGTGACGCCGCCGTCCTCGTGGAACAGCAGGAGGTCAATCCTTCCACCCTGAACCGGGAATTCGAAGCGGCCGCCGGCGATGCGCGGCACCTGCAGCGCGTATGCGAGATCGCCAAACGCTAGCATCAGCTTGAGCATCAGGATGACAGCGCGCTCGTTGTTCTCCATGCGCCGGGCGTCTTCATACAGCCTAGCCAAGTCGAACCTCCGGTCGATTACTTTGACCTGCGCGTCAGTCAGCACCTGGATTCTGCCCATGGTTGATTTTCAAGATAGTTGCGAATCCGCTGGTTCCACGCCAAGGCCTGGGCCGACCGCAACCAGGGTTGCCTTTAAAGTGTGGTCTGAAAAGGTGCCGGCCCAGGGCTTGGCGCGGAGTGGAGCTCAGCCGCGGATGTACTTCCGGCGAGGCAGGCCCATCAGCTCGCGCATGTCGCCGATCGCAAAGCCGGCCAGCTCGTTCATGCGGATCAGGACGCCGTCCGATACCTCCATCGCAGCAGTGCGGAACTTGCTGATGCGAGAGGCGTCTGTGCCGAGCTCGCGCGCCAGCTGCGCGTCGGTGGTGGCGCCCAACTTTTCGGCAACGTGGTCCAGCAGCTTGGCCGGACTGTAGTTCGGGTTCTTCAAGTCAGACATATCGGCTCCAGAGAACGGGCAAAAAAATGCCCGTCCACCCCGGAATCGGGGCGACGGGCCAAAATCCATCGTGGGATCACGTTGGAGGAGACACGGCTTAGCGTACTGAGGCTTGACGGCTGGCTGCGGGTGATACCGGGTCACAGTCCCGGCGTGCGCTGCGCAACCGTCAAGCCTCAGCGTCCTCAGCTGGTGAGGGCTCTGAATTCTTTTTAGACGGCTTGGGTATCCACATACCCCAAAAGATCAACATCTGCGCAAATAAACTCATTGCCGGCCTGCCTGCTCTGTGCGCTGCATCTCGAT